TTGCCGACGAGCGGGGCGTAGATCATGTCGTCGAAGTCGATGATCGTGGCGTTCTGCGCGATGCTGATCTCCAGGACCCGCTGCGACTCGTGCACGAGCTCTCCGATCGTGAACGTCACCTCCGCCGTGTCCTCGGGCAGCTTCTCTTCGAGGTCGTGGTGGCTGACGAGATCGTACCACGCGCCCTCGTCGCTGATCGGCTTAAGGAAGCCGATCCCGTTCTGCTTCGCCAACGACACGAGCTCGCTGACCACGGGGACGAACCGCTCGTCCATCTTGCGCGTGGCGCAGATGTTGGCGACCTTCTTCTCGTCCACGGGCCCGAGCTTGGGCGCAACGCGACGCCAGGCCGAAAAACCCAGGCTGTGGAACGTGGAGGCTTTGACGCCGTCCATGCCCTTGACCCGCTCCTGGATCTCATCGGCGATCTTCTTGTTGTATGCCGCCAGCACCACGGACCCCTTCATCCTCTTCATGCCTTCGATGAGCGTGGTCGTCTTTCCCGACCCCGCGACGGCGATGATCATGATGTTGCCGGACCCATGCTCGATGGCATGGAAGATGGTGGCTTGCTGCGGGCTGGGCGTGAACATGGAGAGATGGTCCTGTCGTTGGGGTCGTTGTGCGCGTCGTTGAACTACATTAGATGAATGTACCGCCGTCTTTTTTGTTGCGCAACCGCTGAAGCGCCTCTCCACGCACTTTGGCCTTGGCCTTGGCCTCCGTCGACAGGGTCTTGGGCAGCGTATGCTTCACGCCTCGCTTGACGAACTCGCGGCGGAGCGCCCGCGCGTCGTCGATTCCAAAGAACCGTTCCGCCAGCATCACGTAGACCTTGCAGAAGATGCGGTTGTGCTTGGCATGGATCGGCGCCAGGATGTGGGCGAGCTCGTGGACCGTGATTTCGTAGCTCAGGCAGTCACCCGACGCGCCGAAAGTAATGAGGCTCCTCCCCGGACTCGCCGACGCGCCTGATCCGCGCCGCCAGGCGACCTTGAGGACCTTGTCGGCGCCTTTGATAGGCGACCGCTTGCGGGCGTATGCCGTCGACTGATCCATCGTCTCTTGTACGACAGTGGGCGCGTTGGGCCACCGCTTCCGCAGCCACTTGGTGTCGAGCAACATCTGCAGGTAGTCGAGGATCTCTGCCTTGGTCTTGCCGCCGTGGTAGAACCGGCGATATCCGAACGCCGCCCGCTCCGCCGCATACACCTTAGACCGCTGACTGTCCTTCCGGTCCTCCATGGAGCGTGCATTGATGAGCGAAGTCTCTTTGTACGGGGACGCGGTCATCCGAGCACCTCTGCGCGGCTCGCCATGAACTTGTCGAGACGACGCGTCGCGTCCAGGTAGATCTCGCCCAGTCGGTCAGCGGCGGCACGGAGACGCTCAGCTTCAGCGTCGAACGCCGCTTCCTTGCTTGTGTGGAAGTTGGCGGTCTCGACGTACTCGAACGGCGCAACGTCGGCAATGAAGTACCGCTTGCGGAGCTCAGCGGTCTCGGGCCCGTGCACGGCGCGCACCCACAGGTGGTTCTTGCCGGTCTTGTACACCTCATAGGTGAACAGGTGCTTCATCTCGTACCGGTACACGAGGTAGAGCGGAGTGTCGGGCAGGTTTTTCGGTGCCGGGCGGGTCATTTGGCGGTGAACTCCAGGAGGATGTTGTTGGGCGACTGCGGCAGAATCACGATGTTGCGAATGCCGTACACGGAGAGCCGCGGGACGAGGATGCCGGCTTCGCGCGTCGACGCGAGGCTCGCCCGCAGCTGGTGCTCGTTGAACGGATCTGCGACGTCCATGTCGGGTCGGAGGTCGAAATGCACCGTGGAGCGCGGCGGGAGGTAGAACATGCCGCCCACGGGCGGCTTGACGGACAGGGGCGACGCGGTCGACACCGCCCGCTCGCCCGCCGCGGTCTTGAGCGTGCGGACCTGCTCCTCCAGGTCCGCGATATGTTGCTGCACCCATTGGGGCATGCGAGAGAGGTCTTTCACGTTCACGGGAGCGTTCCTCCGGGGGTGGCGCGGATGTACCGTTCAAGCTCGCGCGCCCGATTGTCGAGCGCGATGATGTCGCCGTTCTTGATGAGCAGCCACTGGCCGAGCAGCTCGCCGCGGGTGGTGTCGTCAAGGTCGTACGGGTCGACGGCGTAGATGCGCGCCCCGACCCAGCTTCCGGTCGCGGGCTCGGACCGCAAGATCTCATGGACTCGCTGACAGGCTTCGAGGGCGTCGTTCGCGGAGTCAACAATGACGCCGCGAACGAGGATCCGGACGCCCAGGGGCGTATTCCGCAGCACGGGGGAGAGCTTCATTTCCGCCGCGCCTCCTTCCGCGCCTTGCGCTTCGCCGCCTTCTCCGCGTCGACCTTGTCCATCATGGCGCGGATGTACAGCTTGCCCCACGAGATAGTGACCTCGGTCGGCCCGCCGCGCTTCCGCCCGACGGGGCGGAGGGTCAAGGTGTGGTCGTTGAGTTCGGCAATCATGAAGCCGTCCATCGTCACTACGGTGCGGACGGTAGGCTTGGAGATGATATACCCCTCCTTGTCGCGCACCTGCCGTGTAGCGCGGGTCATCGTCCGTACCTCCGCAGCATCCGCAGGTGGAACGCGAGATCGCCCATCGCCGCATGGAGCGGGTCGTGCGGCTGCTCTTCGGCGATGCGGTCTTCGACCGCGCGGAGCTCGCGACGCGCCTTATCGCGCTCCGCGTGCGAGGAGAACTGACGGATGGCGAGCAGCTCGGCCTTCCGGGCTTCCAGCTGCGGAAGCGTGGCGGCGCGCAATTGGGCGGCGGTCATTTGCCCGCCTTGCGCGCGGCGATACGCTGCTGGACGCCTTCGAATCCGACGGTGAACTCGCAGCTGATGCACAGACCCGAGAACTGATCCGCTTCGCGCCCGTTTCCGCACGGGCAGCGTTCGACGGTCTGCTGATGGACGGCGAGCTTGCGGTCCATTTCCGCATACAGTGACGCCATGTCTGCGCGGTACTGTGCGCGGTTTTGGCGCTTGGCTTGGAGATACTGGGCGGCGGTAAGCGGCTTGGGCATGAGAAACTCCGTCGTTGGGTGAGCGAAACACTTCGTTGAACTGCTGTACAACAGTCTAATAGGTGTTTTTCAGTCGGTCAACCTTTTTCTTGCTCGTCCACGGGTTCTGCTGTGAAATACTTCCGCAGCTTCTGCACCGCCGCCCAACGATACAGGTAAGCGACGCTGATCGAAATGCCCATCTTCTCCGACACATCGATCATGGGCAGGTCTTCGAAGAACGAATATTGCACCGCCTCGCGCTCACGGCGCGTCAGCGTGCGGAGGGCCTCGTCCAGTCGGTCTCTCAAGGCTGGCGGCATGACGAACGGCAGCACATCCGTGTCAGGGCCGTCGACGCTCAGCGTCTCCCAGTCGCCGTCTTCCAACTGATCCAGGTGGACCGGATGCTGTACGGGATACCACGGCACGCCGTTCCATCGGCGGATCTCGTCCAGCATCGCGCCCTCCGCACGGCGGAAGGCGAAGGTCTTCAGGTACTTCGCATTCGCGGCGACTCCGCGTTCCCACGCATCACGAAATCCGAGCCAGCCTGCCGCCACGAGGTCTTCGACCTGACACGGCCCTTCGTGGCGACTGGCGAGAATAGTCTTGGCGATGACATGGAGACGCAGGAGGATCGCAGTATCGTGAGGCAGCGGCGGCGCTGAAACCGGGCGAGGAATCGCGAGAGCCGTCACGTCGCAGCGTCAAGGACGCGGAGGAATAGATACTGCGGCCCACGCTTCCTCGCGCGGGGAGAATCGACAGGGCGCTCAAAGAACCCCCAGCCTTCGCGCGTGGGCGGCTGCGTCGGGTCGCTCGAGTTGCCTTCCAACGTGCCGAAATGCGTGTCAGTCACGTCAGTTACGAATCCGGTATGCGTCGCATCGTGCTCACTCGCCATCAACAGGAAGACGTCGCCAGGCGCGGGGTCGGTGCGTACGATACCGAGCTTCCGCCCGGCACGCAAGAGTTCGTCGCAGCCCGCCGTGTAGGGCAACGGCGGCTTGCCGCGGTACACGATGCCGAGCACCGTCATCACCGCGCAGGCGCACCACGGCTGGCCTTTGACCGTGCCGCCGACCCGTTGCATCGCCTCGACCCACCGTCCGAAGTTCCCTTTGACCTCGCGGACGAAGAGGAACAGGCGGGCGATTTGAAGGATGTAGGCGGCGTCAATCATGGAACACCGTCGGCACCTGGCCGCTGGGCTGGAAGCCCTCGTCCGCGTTGCGCGCCTTCACGGCCTTGATCATCTCGGCGAGATTGCCCGTGAGCGCCGTGGAGTCGTTCTGCGCCACGCTCTCGTGTCGACGCGCGGCGGCGCCGAGGTAGCCCTTGAGTCCAAAGCCCGCGCCCAAGGCGCCGAAGCCGAAGCTCCAGACGTACCACGGCGGCACGATGCGCAACAGCACGATGATCTGGTGCACGGCGTACCCAAACACCGCCATCGCCGCCACGGTGACACACTTGTTGAACGAGATCTCGCCTTTGCCGTTCCCTAAGCCGGTGAGTTCGATGAACCGCTTCACGATACCTCCGCCTCGTAAGAGTCACTGTACTGACACGCCACGGCGCGTCGGATGCCGTTGGCGACCTGGATGATGACGTAGGGCGTGGCCGCGGCGAAATGCGTCGCCAGGAGCGACGGCGTGAGGATAGCCGCGTCGAACGACACCGTCCACTTGCCGCCCGCGCCCGTGTACGTGATGGTCCCGACCAACGACGGATCGGCCGCGGTCGCCGTGGCGGCAGCACTCGTGGCAAGGAAACACGAGGCTGACCCCGTGTCCAACGGAATCATCGCTCCGGTCGGACCCATGACCTTCAGCGTGACGAGGAACGCGAGGTCGTTCAGGGGACTCAGCTGCGGAGTAGCCATGTTCAGGTGACCTCGATGATAGCGAAGGAAGGCGAGCGGTCTTGGACTACGGCAGCACCGCTCCGCAGCACCACCACGGCGGTCGGACTGCGATCAAACACCGCGACCGACGGCGAGCGATCCAAGACGTCCTGCACCGCGATGATCGTGGCTGCCGTTGAGCCGTAGATGACGAGCGGAACCTGTGCGTAGGCGGACGCGACCGCAACGCCGAGCGCGACGGAGACGCCGCTGACCGTCACCGACACCGGGCTCGGCACCGCGGTCGCCACGCCGACACCGGCGGGGATCGTAAGCGCGCCGGCCGTCACAAGCACCGACTGGGCAGCGGCGGCAGCGGTCGCGGTGAGCAGCGTCACCGCCAAGGCACCGGCGGTCGCTGTCACGTTCTGTCCGGCGGCGGCAGCGGTTGCGACGCCTACCGGCACCGCCAAGGCGCCGGCAGTCGCCACAACATCGCGAGGTGTCGCGGTCGCGGTTGCGACGCCTACCGGCACCGCCAAGGCGCCGGCTGCTGCGTTGACGTTCTGCCCGACCGCTGTGGCCGTCGCGACGCCGGCGAGAGTGACGCCCGAGAACGACACGGTGACATCTTGCCCGTTGGCGGTCGCTATCGCGACGCTGGCGGCGACGTTCAGCGCTCCCGCCGCCGCGGCCACGTTGTTGGCATTGGCCGATGCCGTAGCGTTCCCGACAGGCACCGCCAGCGCTCCTGCGGCTGCTGCCACGCTCTGTGCTGCGGCGGTCGCTATCGCGACGCTGGCGGCGACGTTCAGCGCTCCCGCCGCCACGGCCACGTTGTTGGCATTGGCCGATGCCGTAGCGTTCCCTACCGCGACAGCGAGCGTCCCCGCTACCGCGGCAACGGCATGGGCTGCGGCGGCAGCGGTCGCGTTGCCCACAGCGACGTTCAGCGCTCCCGCGGTAGCAGCCGCGTCTTGCGCCAGCGCATTGGCGATCGCGACGCCGATGGAAAAGATTTGCGCCGAGGACCCAACGTATCCGAATACGGTGCGTCCGCGAAGAATGCCGTACCAATCAGGTTCGTCAATGACGGACGTTCGCGCATCGTTCAGTCCCGACGTTGTCAGGCTATTGCCGTTGCCCGATTCATCGAGCAACGTCTGCGCGCCGGTTCCGGCCACGCGCCAATTGTGTTGATAGACCAGTCGTTGTTTACATCCGCCGATCTGCGAGCGAGGATCCGCCAACGCCCGCATCTCGCCATCGGTCAACGCCAAGAGCGGAAACACGCGAATATCCCACACATCGACGCCGTGCAACGCCTGGGTGCCGCCATACGTGGGGCCGCCAATTTGCGTTTGCCGTGTGCCGCTCACAGTTGGCGACAGCGTCGTGGCTGCCTGCGCCACCGCGCGGCCGTTCCGAAAAAACGTCACGGCCGTGGCATTTTTGCGGATACCGAAATGATTGTATTGCCGCGTGACCAACCCGTTGGGCGATGACACCAGGTTGTTGGTTGACGTTTGCGGCCGTATGCGCAGTTCCCCCGTCCCCAACGCAAAAATGGCAATGCCGTGTCGAGGTGACCACGCGTCGTTGGCATGCACCCAAATCGACGATTGGCCGCCCGACATCAACGGCGGATCAATCCGCAACCAGGCACCCCACGAAAAATTCGTGCCTGCGTTGTCCAGCCCCGTCAGACCCGTGGCTGATGCGGCGACGGCGTTTGTTGTTGTCGCGTCTCGAAGCGCAGGCATCGCGCCTTACTGCACTTCAGGATTGGTCAGCACGACCTGGAGATCGTGATCAGAGCTCGTCGTGCTGACCGTTTGTCCGCTGGCATTCCAAAGCACGATGCTGAATTTCGGCGAGAGATCCCTGATGATGAAACTTTTCTTGAACGTGAAATTAGCCGTGTTCGTCAGAGTGATCGCACCGATGCACTCTGCGGCAGACGGCTCCGTCGACACGGCCGCGTCAGCCGTCCCGAGGCTGTCGTCGGAGATGTCGTTGGGCGAGCCGGTGGTGTCATCGGACCGACGGACCAGATAGACCCGGTACTGACTGCCGTTGTTGGGCCCTGTCGCGCCGGACTTGATCTGGACAAACACCAGTCCGCTATTGGCGCGGATCGTGGTGTTGTCTATCACGTCACAAATGCGTCCGGCTCCGTTGGTGACCGACCCGAATGTGATCGCCGGCTTTTGGAGCGTCTCGAACAGCGTGAGAATCTTATTCGCCATCAGTCCTCCTGCTCAACGGTAGAGGGCGTGAGGACGCGAACGCCGTCGGCCGCCGTGAACGGGATGTGGCCCATCTGTCCGAGCTGCACAAGCCCATTGATCCCTTTGATCGTGTCTTTGTTCTCAAGGTCGACGTTCGGAACACCGTCCAGCGTCTCTTTCATGTCTTCCAGGGTGTCGCGTATGACGGCAAGGTTCGGATCCGTGGAGCGACGCAAGGCGATGATCGCGCGACGGCACGCCTCTCCGATGCGGTTTCGGAACTCGCGTTTCGACAAAACGGTGCGCGCATACACGGGCGGAACGATGGGCAGGAACGCCTTGGACAGCGGATCATACTTGAATTCGCTCTCGTCCGGTTCCGTGTCCCAGGTGTCGTCGGTGTGCAGGTACTCGGTGTCGACCACCGGCTCCACTTCGCTCTGTATCAGAGACTGTCGAAGCCGGCGGTCGGTCCCTTTCTCCAGCGCCATGAACAAGGTCATGGCACCGTCGCGACGGCCACGCCGATTTCTCCTGCACGTGGCACGCGCGCCTCCACGCGCCCGGGCAGGCAGAACATGCCGTCGCCCAACGGCTTGACCTCGCGGAGGTCGAAGAAGATGCGGTGAGTCTTGTCGTCTGCGTCCACGCGGGCCGCGGTGACAGAGTTTCCGTCGATGACGGCAGCCTTCCACGCCTTGCCGTCGATCACGACGACGGACCCGAGTTCGAGCGTCTCAGTCATGGGTCTGTGCTCCTAACACTGGATGTAGTAGATGCCGAGCGAGTTGATCTGGATGGAGATGTCGCTGCCGTTGGTCGGCTTGTCGGCACCAAAGTCCAGGACGGCGAGCAACGGCGACGCGCCGTCGTTCGTGACTTCCTTGCAGACGAACGCATACCGCAGCGTTTCGCCTGCGGCCAGCGCGGACCACGTCGCGGGGTCAGCGGCGTCAAAGACCGCGCGGTTGTTGGTCGTATCTTCGGAAATGGTCTTGGACGCCAACGTCTTGCGGCCCGCGCCGCCGAAGCCGCCCGTGTATCCGCTGACACCACACTCGTGCGTATTGACGTCAGAGACGAACTTGTGATCGGGGTTGATGGAGTAGGTGTTCTTCAACAAGCCGATCTTGATCGTATCGGACGCCAGCGCGGCGAGGTACGCGACGAGCGCGCCGGTAGAAACTTGAGACGCCATGATGAGGGTCCTCGGACGTTAGAATAGGTGCCACGGCTGTGCAGCTTTGCGCGGCCGCTCTATAGGCGTATCGCCCGACGCTCGTCGATGTGCAACCGCGCGCCAATGGCTTCGGCTCCTTTGACCAGCAGACGCCTCCACACACCGTACCAGATAGCTGACGGCATGCACAGCGTTCCGAGGCGGTGCCACTGACCCGAGGCGAGAAGCGCCAGCGCACGGATCTCGACCGTGTTCCGGGCTTTCGCATGCACGGTGATACGGATCTGCGCCCCGTCGTTGTCTGTCACAGCACCATCCGTCGTCCTCGGACCGTCCGCATCTTCACCAGACCCTCAGTGATGTGGAGGTGTTCGGCGGTCTCGGCCACCGAAAGGCCTTTGATGAACCGCAGACGCAAGACATTGCGGTACATCGGAGCCAAGGCGCCGATCTTTCGGCGCACTCGGTTGGCGCACGACACCAGGTGCGCCTCGGTGTCAAGGTCGACAAGATGTTGCAACGGGTCGGGCGAGTTGTCGAGCACGCTGTCTGAATCAAGGCTGTCGATCGACAGCCTTCGATGTTTCTGGTTCCACGGTGTCTTGTAGTAATCTCGGGCGAGATTAGCCGCCACCGTTACCGCAAAACCTCCCGGGTCGGTCGGGACGCTCTTCTGTTCCCAGCACCGAATCACGGTACGAGACGCGATGTCGTCCACCATATCGAAATCGTCCCGTAGGTTGATTATGACCGGGCGGACGTGGGAAATGACGGCGGGAGCAAGGCGATCCCAGTCGCCCTGCTCCCACCAACGGCGCCAGGTATCGCGCCGGACGGCCCGGTCGACTGCGTTATCCACTCCGCTCCGACTGGTACGCCTGACGCTGGCGCTCACATCGACTTTCGTCGCCTTTCGTCACGGTCATCACCTGACCGGTGTATCGATTTTTCTTGAGTTCGCACAGGGTATACCGATACCCCAGGCGAAGCGATGTCAACGACCCGCTCGACTTCACCGAGTCAGGTGCCACGCGCAGACTGTCAAACATGCGGTTGATCCATGCGGAATCGATCGCGGTGCGCGCGATCCGCATCTGCTCCACCCGCATGATCGATTGTCGTCCGGTTGTCACCTTGGTCCCCCACTCGCTGACCACGGTACGACTGCCCGTCGCTGGGTACGAATCCGCGAGGGCGAGCGCCTGCGTTCGTTCATTTCCTGTGAGGGATACGCATCGCAACGGCACCTTGTACATGCCGGGATCGGACCGTCGACTGGCATCGTTGACGACGGCTCGAACCGTGACGATCGCGGTGTCGGGTGCGACGGAGACAGGTTGCGTGAGAGGACAAGCGGCGCGCTCGAGTCGAATAGTATCGCGCAACCGTGTGGTGACGCGCCGGAAGGCGAGATCGACCATCGAGGTTGTCGCGGTTTTTCGCTCAGTTACCGACACGTCCCACGCCGTGGGGCACACGGCGCCGGCACAGCGGCGGTTCCAGGCTACGACCAAGCCCACGCTGTCACGCGACGCCACGGTGAGCGTGGACGCCGACACGACGGGCGGCGGCAGTGGCGCCTCGGCCACAAACGGCATCTCGTCGTGCAGGTCAGGCGGAGGCGGGCTGTTCGATGACGCCAGCAAGGCCGATGCCAAGAGCATCGTCATGCCGACGGCAAGAGAAGGTATTCGCATACGGATTCTCCTATCGTGCGAGGAAGAACGTAATCACCGCCACCCCTATGGCGACGAGGACTTCTTCGACCCGACTGGGTCGACGCTTCAGTGACACGATCGTGTCACTCTTTGCTGCCATGACGACAGCCATGGCTTGATCCATCGAATCTCTCGCCGTGCGTTCCGTCATTACGTCGGCTCGAAATTGATCGCAATCATGCAAGGCAACCGAACACGAGCGCAAGGCCTGATCGACGACGGGAAAGGAATCGCGAATCTCCTGTGGCACGTCAGCGATCGCTTTCTCTGCCGTATCGACGGAGGCTTCGGTCTTCTTCGCTTGCTTGTCCGTCTTGATGCGCAGCGTGTCGACCTTCAAGCGATACCTGATCACCTCGCGTGCGGCGGCCTGCTGCACGGACGCCTTACCGTCCTTGAAGCCTTCGGCCCGCGCCTGGCTGACCGAATGCGAATGAGCGAGCCACAACCCGACCGCCGCCACAAGGGCAGCGAGCACCAGCTTCACGTCCGTAGGCAGCTTCTTCCACAGCATCGATGTGGAAGACGCCAGGCTTTTCAACATCGTACCCGCCCAGATAACCCCCGCGATCATAGCTCCTCCACGACTTCATAGGCGGTGTCGATCAGCGAGGGTCCGACGTATTCGATGGCGCTCAACTGCCGGAGCACCGCCAAGAATGACCGCTCGTGTTTGTACGTTGTATCGTCGGCGTCCCACAGGAAGAAGAACTGCCCACTCGTGCCAAGGAGCCGTTGCATCTTCCAGGCGTTGCCCAGCACTTCGGACTCAGCCAAGTCTCCGAGGGTGAAGCGCGCCGTGCGTCGGATCGGGCGGACATCGTACAACGCTCCGCCGCCGTCGGTCACGGTGCGGACCGTGTCGCTCTCGAGTCCGGTACCGGCCGAATAGTTCGGACCGTAGGTCGGGGTGTACGCTCCGGCGATGACGACACGCCCGAGTTCGATGTACCCGGCGGGGTTGGCGGTATCGGTGATCTCGATACGCCAGTACCGCGCCGTCTGTGTCGTGGACGGGCAGAGCCAGAACGGGATGTTGATACCGGCGGCGTCTTCAGCTGTCACGCCGGCGGGCCAGCCCGCCACGGTTCCGGAGTCGTACACCGTGGACGCAAAGGTGTTGACCGTCGATCCTCGAACGCGGACAGTCGCAGCGGTGGTGAAGTTATGCTTCGGCAGGGCGATCACGCCCACGGCGCGCGCCACACCGAGGTCGACATCGAATTGCGTTGACGCGGCCAGCGCATTGGTCGACCGCGCGACCTTCGACAGTCGTCGGCTCTGCAAGTTCGTCAGCGGCAGCGACCCGCTCCACGATCCGCCGCTGAACGCAGGCGTATACGACACGCTCACGTCGCTGTACAGGGGCCATCCAAAGACGGTTCTCATGGCTTACGGGAGCGTGACGAGTCGGCCGAACGAGCCTGCCTTCGTCGTGATAGTGGTGGTCGAGTTCGTGTTGCTGTGACGCAGCTGAAGATTGCCGGCGTTGGCGCCGTTGCGGATCACCCCGCTGATCTTGGCGTGGTGGAGCGAAGTGTTCGACACGCATGACGTGACGCCGGTACCGCCGTCAGACGCCTGCACCGTCTCCGTCCGGCGCGTCGCGGTGTTGATCGCCGGGTCAGGATCCAGTTCGATCGTGTACATGATGGATGTCGGCGAGGCAGGACACGACACCGCAAACTTCGGGCCTTCCGAGGTGCTGTTCGAGGTCCAGATGATAAAGAACTCGAAGAAGTATTTCGTGTTCGCAGCGATCGCGAGTGCAATGCCTACATTGCTGAGGGCGTTGCCGGATCCCGACGTGGCGTCTGAGGCCAAGACGACAGGCGTACCGGGCGTCACCGCCAGCCCGAGCACGCCTGCCGTCAGTGTCAGGTCGGCGCTAAGGCTGATTTCTTCGACGTCGCCGGACGCCGCCGTGGAACGGCCAAGGAGCCGCGACGTTGCGATGTTCTGCATCTTGGCGAACGTCACCGCATCGTCTGCGATCTTTCCCGTGGTCACGGCAAGGTTCTGGAGCATGCCGGTCGCGACCTTCAGCGCCCCGATCGTCGTGACCGCCGCACCCGCGGTGATCACGGCGGATACGTCCCCGGACATGGACGTCACGGCATTGTAGAAGGTTTTGAGTTGCGCCAGCGTCATCTTCACACTGGCGCCTAGCGCATCTACGATGACCCACAGAGCCGCGTTGGTGATGTTGCCCGCGCTGGCGGCTGGGCGGTCCGTGTCTTTCTGTGCAGCCATCTATGAAGACTCCGTCAGGCGGTAGGTTCCGTCTTCGAACAGGCGCGTGACGCCGTCTTCGAAGAGTCGATTTTGCATCTCCAGCGACGATCCCCACAACGAGAACGTGATGCGCCGGTCCTCGGCATTTGGTTCTACGCCAATGAGCACGAAGAGCTGGCCTTCCTCCGACCCTTCCACGTTGAGCCCGAAGCGCGGGTGGTACAGGCCGACGATGTCACCGAGGTCGAGAGCGGCAAACGTCGTGTCATACTGCACGGTGACGTCGAAGCGGTGACGCTGCACCGCCTGCATCATCTGCCGCCGTTGCGCCTCCGCCAGCGCATCGGCTTCCTCCGCGAACAGCGTGTCGATCACGAGCCCGTCCGCCAGCAGATACCGCGACTGGATGGACGTGTCGGTGTACGTCGCCTCGCGCCACTCTTGCCCAATCTCTGCCCGTCTCGCCTCTGTCACCGACAGAGCGACGTTGTTGGTCTGTACCGTCGGATTCTGCGCATACCGGCACGTCACGCGATACAACGGCACACCGCGGTTCTCGTCCTTGGTCGATAGCCGTTCCAACGGAGGAATCACGTCGTGTTTCGTGATCGACAGGACAGGCGTCCCCGACGGCGGCGACAGGCGCTTGATCCGCAGCTTTCCCGCGTTGTTTCCGCCCCACCACGCGCCGACCGTTGAGGCGATCTGGTCGAACGCCTGCAGGAACGTCATTTCCGTGTCGATGTACAGCCCGATCACACCGCTGTTCAGCGCATCGAGCGCCGCGACGTCGCCTGTGGCGATGGAGTACCGTGACGAGTTTCCGAGGTTCGCGCCCGCGCGCGTGACCAGCTGTGAAAAGATCTGCGCCGCGGTCTCGTTGGCCGGTGTGCTGCTCGCCTGCTCCGCATCGACCGTAGGCGGATCCACGGGCGACGATCCGAGGCGGATGTACGATCCGGACGCCGTGTTTAGGAAGCGGTACTGGCCCGCCGTCGGCGCATTGGCCTCCATGTCAGCGACGTTCGTGTACGCGGCCCCCGCTGTCAGCGCCGCGCCCTGATCGTAGACGCCAGTCACTGTCTCTACGGCCTGTGAACTTAGCTGGTAGATCAGGCGCGAGGTGTTCACGCACGGCGGCGAGAAATTCCGCACCCGACCCAGCAAGAGCGGGATGACCTTACCTTTCAGATCCGCGGCAACGCCGTCCAGCCCGGCCGGTAGCACGTTGGTGCCGCCGTACCGCAGGATCTGGATGGGAGCGTCCATCTCTCGCTGCGTCTCTCGCAGCTTGATCGTCACCGCGGACAACGAGAAATCGGGATAGTCCATCGTCCCGATGAACTCTTTGGTGAACCCCGCCGGGTACGCTGCCGTCTCTTCCCCGCTGTAAATCTCGATCAGTCGGCCGTCGAAGCTGTACTCCATCCACGCATCGAGCGCGCCGTCGGGGTTGGCAATGACCACGGCGCCGAGCGCGATCTTAGACTGTCCGATCGTCGCGCCGGGCGACGAGATCGACCGTGCGATGTTGACGGGCTGGCGGAGGCGCGGATCGTATTCGGTGTTGGCGGGAGAGGCTGCCGGGCCCGTGGTGTACCCTTTTCCCGAACAGACACGAAGTACGCGGGTCGTCCCGAGGGGCGTCCCGACCGTCATCTCCGCCAACCAGATCCGCGCCATACGTTACGGCTTGATCGCGGGCGGGAGCTCGGGCACGATGGCCAAGAGCACGTTATCTGTGATGACCTGCGGTGTCAGGTCGGCGGCATCGTAGATCGACGGCATCGCGCACATGAAGGCGCGGCACCGGCCTAGGAACGAGACGTCGTCGTACTGGAGGCCAAGAATCGCGTCGCGCCACGCGATCTCTGCGGCGGTCGGACTCGCCTTGGTCACGAGAAATACCGCATGTCGACGGATGGCCGCGTGCATGCGGACGGCGAGCGCCGAATCCTGGAAGGCTGTCTCCTGCTGAGCGAGCGACATAGGGTCCTCTTAGGTGGTTTCGTTGTACGTGCGCCGCTGATACGTCAGCGACTGTTCGGCCGTGGCCTGCGCGACGGCACTGGCTTCGATGAGGCGAGAGAAGCCTTCCTGCAGGACGCGGATCAACATGTCGAGCTTCGTTACCGCCGCTGTCGTGGCTTCTTCGACCTCGTCGAGCTTCGCTCCGAGCACATCGATCGTTTCTCGCTGCGTGTCGAGCAGCGCCTGTGGTACCGCGAACATCGAGCCGCCCGTCTCTGCCGGACCGCCAGGCCCGTTGCCGCCAGGCCCAAGCGGGTCCGACTGTCCCGACAGCCCAAGGAACGTTTGCCAATACTCGTCCTGGCGCAACCGTGTCAGGTGCGCCTCCGTCTGGAGTTTGACGAGTTCGTCGATCTGCTGCTGTGCTGCGGTCTCGATAGCCGTGCGCGTCTCGATCAGACGGTCGATCGTTGCCTGCGCATCGCGTCCGATCTGTTCCTTCTGCTCGTTCAGCTTGTCCAGCGCCCGCTGCGCATCCTCCGCCGCCTTGTCCTTCAGCGTCTGCAACGCATCGATCTGACGGTCCGCAGCGTCCTGAATCGCGTCCCGTTGCTTGTTGAGGACATCGATAGACGTCTGCAACCCAATGACAGTCTGCTTCGCTGCCTCGAGCGTCTGGATGTCCACGGGCAACGTCTTGCCGTACTGTTTGGTCAACTGATCGACCGTGTCCTGGACCGTGTTGTAGTCCGACACGTAGCCTTGCGTCGATGCGAAGAATGCGCGAGACGCTTGCAGGAGCGTATTGGCCGCGTCCGGCAAGGCTGTGGCAGCATCGGCGTTCCCGCCTGCGGCAGAGCCTGCGAGAGCGTTAAATCTCGAGCGGGCCTCGGCGTACTTCTGCTCAGGCGACAGCGTCGACAGCTCACCCATCTTCAGGCTGTCGGCGAACGATGTCAGCGCATCGACGACTTTCTGGTTGGTCTGGACGATCCGATCGAGGAGGTTAATCTGCTGATTGGTCGCATCGAGTGCGGCTCGGGCGGAAACGATCTGCACATCCAACGACGCCAGCTGGGCCTGCGCGGCTTCTCGCACCGCGGAGATCTGGTCATCGAACCGCTTCGCCGTCGCCTTGGCTTCGAGTTGCGTCTTCTCGATCTGCTCGTCGATGGCCTTGATCTGCTCAGCCGCCGCTGTCTGCACGGCGTCGATGAGATCGTTGACGACCTTGATCTCCTTCGCCGCCGCGTCCTGGATCGCCTTGGTGCCGTCCTGGATCGCCTGCTGCATCTGGCGCGCAGAGGCTTCGGAGAACTGGATGAAGCGGAGGAGCGCGATATTCGACGGCGACATGCCCGCCGCGATCGCGTCTGCCATCTCCTGCCGTTGCTGCGCACGGAACGCCACGTCGTCCGCGGCTTGAGCGTTGCCTTGGGCGCTGAGACCGCGCGACAGCAATCCTTCGCGGGTGCGCGTGTCGTTCTCGAGGATCTGCGCTTCGCGCGCCGCCTTCTCCGCTGCGTTGAAGAAGCGAATGGCTGCGAGCTCTGCCTCGTTGGCGCCGCGGTGAATGGCGTCCCAAATCCGGCGGTTCTGGGATTCGATGAACGAGGCTTCGCTGGCGCCGCGCGGATCGGTGAACGCCTGCGCACCGTTGGTGAGATCGAACAGCGTGCGGCGCATCTCCTCCGTCTTTTCGATGTTGCGGCGCATCGCTTCTGCCAGCTGCGCAGACGACAACGACGCCAGCGTTGCCGCCGTTGCTCCCTCCTTCAGCTTGGTATTGTACTCCTCTTGCTGCGCGGCGACGAACGCGAGGTTCTCGGCCTCTTCCGTCCGGCCCTGGGCGATGAGCTCGCGGATCTGGTAGTCCTGCTGAAGCTTCTTCTGCCCGGCGTCGAACTCCGCCTTGATGATCGCGATGCGCTCCGCCTCGAGGCGGTTGATCTCCGCGATGGCGATCGCGCGCCCACCTTCGTTCTTCCGACCGGCGTAGGCCTGTAGGGCGGCTTCACGGAGCGTATCGAATTGCTTCTTCGTTTCTGCGATCGCCTGGCCGAGCTTGTCGTTCGACATGCTTGCCCGCAGCCCTTCCAGCGACGACTGGACCTGGTTCTGCGAGACTTTCAAAGCCTCGTTGCTTTTCTTCGCGGCATTGGCGGAGCCGATCAGTCCTCCGACCAATCCGACCACGGCTCCGACCACAGCGCCAATCGCGGTGCCGATTACAGGCACGACGGACCCGATAGCCGCACCTGTGCCCGCACCAGCGAGCGCGCCGCCTACGGCTCCGATGCCCTTGTTCGTGGTCTGGCTGCCGACGGAGTATCCTGCCAGCGCAGACGACACGCCGATCGCCGCATACCCGCCGCCGGCGGTCTGCATCCACCCGCCCGACCGCATGAGGTTGCCTGCTGCATCCCGCTTGGGCGCGCCGTAGCCGTCCATCATGACCGAGCCCATCAGCTGCTGGCCCATCTTCTGTGCCGCGATCTCGGACATCATGCGGACGAAGAGCCGCTTGATGCCTTCGGCCAAGCTCTCGAAGCTCTTGAGTCCGTCCGTCATGATCGACTCGAAGAAGCTGCTGAACGCCGTCTGGATGCCCTTGAGGGCATTCTCAAACGGCTGCGCCGCCTGCCGGGCGATCTCCGCGCGGTAGCTCTTCGCCTCGTCCAGCTTCTGCGATACCAAATCTGCCGTCTGCTGGACGGAGGCACGGATCTTCTCGTTGAACGCCTCCGTCGCGTCAGCTTCTTTCTTCCGCGCCAGGTTGAGCTTGTCCGTGGCATCGAGGAGCTCATACTTCCGACGAACGAGGTCGACGACGTTCTGCTTCTCGTTCGGCAGCGCCTTGTTCAGCGCCGCGCGAATCTCATCCTCTCGCTGCATGGCGAGAGAAACACGAGCATAGGCGTCCTCGCCTCCCTTCTTGGCCTCGAGCAGGTTGGCCAGCCCGTTGACCTCGCGCTTGATCGCCTCGACAGCTTCGTCGCTTGCCTGCTTTTCCTCTTTGAATTGCTTGGCGAGATCGGCCGCCTTGTCCTTCTGCGCCTTCATCGCCGCCGCGGAGTCTTCGCGCGCCTTGGTCGACCGCTTGAGACCCTGCTCGAGGCGGTCGCTGCTGGCCGCCTCCTCCGTCATCGCCTTGTTCAAGGCCACGGCCTGCGGGTTGCCCTTGGCGAGCTCCTCGGTGAACGTGCCCAGCGTCTTGGCTGCCCTGCCGACGCCCTCCTTGTAGCGGTCCCACACCGCGGTGGCGGACTTGACGACATCCTGTTGCTTCTTCGCGGCCTCGTACGCCGTGATGCCTTTCGTCATCAACAGGGTGTACAGGTCGTCGTTGGCCTTGGTGTTTTTCTGAATCACCAAGAGCGACGACGCCATCTGCGTCTCCAAGAGCGCCATGGATTGCTTCAGCTCGTCCGCGGCTTTCTTGTTCTCCTGAGCGGCGATCTTGTGCTTATTCCACCAGGAGTACAAGGCAGTGAGCGCCACGATCGCCGCGGTGATCGCAATGCCGATCCATCCGCCTAAGGCGGTCAGGACGGCGTTGAATACCCCGACCGTTGCGGTGCCGATACGAGCCGCAACCGACGTCGCTGCGATGGCCGCTGTGGCGCGCGAGGACGCAACGGCGGCTGCATTGGCAGCCACCGCGAGCTCCCCGCTGGCAACAGCCGTCGCCTGCAACGCGGTGGCCTGCGCCTTGGCCGTGATGGCTGACTCCGCGGACGACGCAGCCAAGATCGCATTGGCGTTGGCCGCAGCGAGGGCGCGATGTGCTGCGATCTCTTCGCCGACCGCCAGTCGGGCCGTTTCGGACGTCTGTGCCGCAAGCGCCGCGATCTTCACGGCCCCCTGACGGACATACTCAGACGAGGCTTTCGCGAAGCTCGCGGCAAACTTGCCGCCGTAGGCTACGGCAGCGATCTCGATGCCGATGGCGAGCTTGTCGAAATTGTCAGCCAACGACTTCAGCACCGTGACCAGCCCGTTCGACACGCCGAGCGACTTGTCGGTTTCGCCAATGAATTGCTGCATCGCGTTGTTGATCTGCGTCAACGCCTGCGACACGGTCTGCGGCATCTTGGCGTACTCGTCTGCCAAGACCTTGGACTGCTGAAGGATGGCTTTGGCCATCTCCTCGGACGTGATTTTGCCCTGCGATCCCAGCTTCCGCAGCTCGCCCGTGGAACGGCCCATGCCGGCGGCGATCGCCTCAGCCAGCCGCGGCATGCCCTCGAGTATGGAATTGAGCTCGTCACCGCGCAACGTACCAGACGCGAACGCCTGGCCGAGCTGGAGCATCGACCCGCCTGCTGACGCGGCGCTGGATCCGCTGATCACCAGGGCCTGATTGACCGCCTTGGTGATGCTGATCAGCTCGTCCTGCGTGAGCTTCAGGTCCTTGGTCGATCGCGCCATACGGGAATACAGTCCGATGGTCTCGGACAAGGGGGCTCGCGTGTCTTGAGCGACCTTGAAGAGCTTCTGCTGGACCTCTTCCGCTTCCTTGCTCGTCTTGGTGACGAGGCGAAGCTGCCCTTCCATCTGCTTCCACGAATCCGTGTAGCGGATGAGCTGACTCACGCCGATGGTCAGTCCAGCGAACGCAGCGAACGCCTTGATCTGGGCGTAGGCTTTCTGGGTAGACTCAGCCATCGAGTCCATGGCGCGGCCACCCTCACGCGCCTTGTTCTTGATGCTGTCGACGGAGCGTTCGAACTCGACCTGGCCCGCACGCGCGCCTGTCGTGTCGATGACAACGCCAAAGCGGGCGATGTCACTCATGTGACACCGGCCCGCTGATTGGCTAGCCGCTTCTCTTCGGCGCGGTCACTCCACCACTTCATATACACCTCTTCCATCCCGTAGATGAAGTTCTCAAACTCTTCGAGATCCAGAAGGGTGCGAGCGTACCCGTGCGCTACTCCATACGCGATAATCTCCGAAGGCGCAATGCCGACGGGCTGGGCCGTCGTTCCTACGATCCAGTTACGAGCTGAACTGAGCCGTTGGAACGCGGTGTAGATCGGGCGGTTTTGTGGCCAAAGGTCGCGGAAGGTCTGGATATGCTCGACCTTCCGCAACGCCTTGAAGCCGCCGTTGGCTAGGACGCCTGCGAGGAGCCGCTCGGTGTCTCCGCCGTATTGGAGACTGGATGCGAGGACTCGCTTGAGTTTCCCAGCTGTTCCTCGAATCCGGCTTCACGATACGTTTCCGCCAGGCCGGCGAGGTACTGGATTTCCTTCCGCCACTCAGGCAACTCAGCCAAGATGGCCATAGCCGTCGGGCGCGCATACGGCACGATCACGCCGTTGGCGTTCGGAATACCTTCCCAGTCCGCAATGACCGCCGTCGCGACCAAGTCGATGTCCATCTCGTCTTGCATCTCGGGCGGCAGCACGCCGCCGCCGGCCGACAACGCCTGGCGATACTTCTTGAAGAGCTTGGACTGATACTCGCGGACCTTGGGCGAGCTCATGGACCGCGCCTTGACGCGCGAGCCATCGCCGAAGTTCAGCCACACGCCTTCGTTCTCTGCCGTCTTGTTCGTCTTGTACCGCGTGAAGAGATTGCCCACTGGATGATTCCTCTGTGGTGAAAAGATACGCCCCGCCCGCCTTAGGTGGCTCGCCGGTTCCTTTCGGAACCGCACCGTCAGGCGAACGGAGCGAAATCTTGTACCTACCGTCGAGTACCGCAACCGACAAGAGAGGGCGAGCTCCGACCCTCGTCGGCACTTCGATCAGACGTACTCTTCGAACCGCTGCACGTGGATCGTGTAACCCAGCGTCGGGTGACGGAGACCCTGGAAGTTGGCGTCCATGGTGCGGTCCGTGTCCACGCCCGACACCACGGGCACGCCCGAGCTGAACTTGATGCGTGGCACGTCGTACAGGAGCGCCTTCGTGCCGGTCGGATCCGTGAACCGCATCATGTAGCTGGACGCGGTGCCGGCGCGGATGCGGTTCAAGATCGCGTTGGAGCCGTAATAGAACTTGAGCGTCCCCGTGACCATGCAGCGACCCAGGCCGATATCGATCGAGTACGCCGAACCCCAGGCGTTCCGTCGCCGCAGCGTATTGTCGATCGTGAGCGACGCCATCAGGACCGAGTTCGGAGCCGCCACCGCCACAGCGTTCTCGAACAAGGCACCGACGTTGTCGGAGGTGTTCATGACGTCGTTCGTCGGAGCGGCACGGTCGGTGCCAACGGCGGTGCCGTTGTTGCGCGTGGTGTAGTTATCCACCGACGCACCCATGAGCGAGAAGCCGCCCTTGACGATCGCCTGCGATTCGCCGCTCACCGTGTGATTGGCGACGCGCATGCCGCGGTAGTACTCGAACTCAGGAACCGTGAGGTCCTGATACTGGATTTCCGCCGTGTACGACTTCTTCGTCGTGCCGTTGCGGATGTAGTCGCCCACCCACAGGCGGACCTGGACGCCCGTGGCAGCATCAGCACCAAAGCCGGTCGGCACGATGTCGCACTCGATGCGCGTCGCCGCCACAGACAGGGCGCGATACCACCCGTTGTTGTCCGGGTCGATCGTGAACCCGGACGCCTTGAACCACATGCCCGCCACCAGGCCGCACGTCGTGAAGTCGACGCCAGTGCCGGTGATGGCACCGTTCGAGCCCACCGCCAGTCCAGTCACCGTCGCGGCGATGTTCGTCGCAGATGGCGCCTCGATACCTACCACCTTGATACGGGCCGCAGCGGCCGGCGATGCTTCAGCGGCGGTCGTGATGCCGTTGACCGTGATCTGCGTGGCAGTCGTCGCCGTGACGCGGCCGATGCCGTTGTTGGCGGCGGTGTTGAACCCGGTGGTGCGGACCAGCTGCCCGACCGCGAAGACGCCAGTCTTGAACTCATTGCCCGCGACCGGAGCGACGTAGTTGAAGACGCCCGAGATCGCGACCGACGTGATGTTCGACGCCGCCGTGCCGTCGTTGTCGCGCGTCGGCGTCTGGACCCAGTCGCTGCATGCGGCGCCTTCCATCAGGCGGTCCGGCATGCCGTAGCTCATCTCGATGGGCAGATCGCCCGCGGTCTCGAAACCGACGCGGATCAGGTCGACCACCTGTCGGTCGGCGCGGAGCTCGTCAGACGTGACCGTCTTCGGGGTGTAGCTCAGCGACTCGCCCGTCACGCGCATCAGCTCGAATCGCGGGGTCGCCGGAATGACGCCAAACGTCGCTTCTTCGACGATGGCGACTTGCGTCCTGTTGGCATCACTCATGGTGTATCCTCACGGAAGGGTCCAACCAAATGCCCACCACTTGATCGTGATCGGCAACTGAACGTACGATTCATCTTCGATCTCGCCCGCGGTGTTGATCGCCATCAGCGACACCGTGTCGCCGCCGTACGTTAGATGCGTCCCAGGCGCCAACGCCTCGCGAATAGCGAGGTCCATCTGCGCCGGTGCTTTCATACCGTACCCGAGCGGGTAGAACAAGTCCAAGAGGTAGACGCCTTCTGACTTGACACGCGCGGGCTTGGCCAACGTGGTGCGCCGCGAATCCTGGGTCTTCAGCGTACCTCGAACCCATGGACGTAACGCGGACGGGTTTTCGAACTTGAATCCCGGAAACTTCCGTGCAGCGGGCAGCACGGTCCGGAACCGGGCCGTTGCCACCGGAGCGCGGGCGGACATCGCCACGTCGCCTAGGCGGCGAATCTCCATCTTGAGCGCCGTGACCTTGTGCACAAGCCACACGCCGTTGACCCCGGACGCCATGCCGCTGACCAGGACCTCGCTATTCTCGACGAATCCGTCCGTGACGAACGAGCCCGTGGTGCGCGTGAACGAGCCCGGAGACGTCACGCCCGCGGTGATGATGCCGCTGTCGACTGCTACCAGGGCGTCCAGGGCGTTGTGAATCGCCTGTCGGATGTTCTCGGTATCGATCACGCCACCATCCCGTTTCGACGCATCGTGTTCATCGCCGCCATGTCAGCGATCAGATTGCCCGCCGCCATCGTCAACCGCACCATGCCCGCAGGCGCTTGCTGCGAGTGCCCGTACTCAAGGCGCCGCATGTACACGGTGTTGGTGAGGAGGTAGACGATGTCGCCGGACTTCACGCCGAGGAGCGTCAGCGAGATCTGATCCATCGCCTGCACGCCACGATCGTTGACGCCAACTACCGCGCTCTCTCCCGTGGCGTCGTTCACCACGACAAACCACGACGAGCGGGCGTACCCGGTGTCGACTGGCGTGCCTGGGCTGAACTGTCCGCCCACGACGATGTTCTGCGCAATGGTCAGGCACAGCTCTTGGATCATCTCGCCCGTGAGCGTGCCGAGGCGGGGCTTCCACTTCTCCACGTCGGCCGTAAACCCGGCGAGCATCGCTTCGACGGATCGGCTCATCCTTTGGCCGCTCCGGACTGGAAGATCGGCGCGCCGCCGTCGGGTGCGATAGCGTCTGTTCCGACCACCGTCCAGTCTTTTCCTTCGGCGTAGAATGTGTCACCCGCCTGGATATACGGCCCCTCGCTCAGAGCTTCCGCGTAGAACGTGCGAAAGCTGCGACGAATAGCTATCCCTGCCTCAAAGCCGTCTGCGCGCGTCGGCTGTGCGGGCAGCACGACCGCAAGGCGCGTGAACTTGATCGGATCGAGCGTCGATGTGTCCAGCTGACCGGTCGGGGTGTTGCCCGCGGACGTCGGCTCGCGCGTGAAGACGATCGGCGCGCCGTACTTCTCTATCAGTCCCCGAGCTGTTTCCCGCTTGTCGTCAAACTTAGACATCAGGGATTGTCGAACGCACCGTCAGCCCACGCCGTGCTCTCCCAGGAGGTCTGGAAGATGGACGGGTCGGCGTTGGGGAGCGAGCGGTCCATGAGGAGAGGAAACAGGACGCCGTCGACATCGGGGTATCGCTTGCGGGCACTCACGGGCGCACCGCCGGTCGGAGCCATGAACGTCGTCGAGAGCGGCCCGAGTGTCTCTGACTGCACCGCCAGACCGCCGTTGGCGAGTCCCGGCTGGAGCGTCTCGCCGGCGAGCGCCTTACAGGTGAGCAGCGCCTGGGCGACTTTGCAGCGCCACGGCACGACGTTGTCGGGGATGGCGGGCCCGCGGTTCTCGTTCGCGCCCGTGCGCGGGTACGGCATGGTCTGCAGGTACGAGACGCGCGTGCCGCGGAAGGCATACGTCTGCTCGTCCTGGAGGCACTGGCCTGCGAGCACGATCTTCGCGCTCGCGATGTCGTCGTCGTCGAGACCGGCCGGCGCAAGACCTCGATCTTCCGCGAACGCACGGAGGTAGACGAGATCTATGAAGGAGTTCGCGTCAGCGACAACCGCGCCGGTTTCGACGACGACAGCCATTTACGGGGTGACCGGCGGCTCTTTGGGCGGAGCCGGTTCCTTGACGATCACAGGCTTCTTCGGAGCCGGAGCTTCGATCTCCACCGTGTCGTACACCAGGAAGCCGTTGTTCAGGCGGCCGGCGAGTGCGCCATCAGGCCACTGCGACAGGTCCTCTTTGAAGGACTCGCTGTCGACATCGAACGTCTCACCAGGGTTGTAATTGACACCACCACTAGTGAACGCCTTCAAAACCTTGACGATCGTTTTCCGTGCCATAGTCGTATCCCGCGAGCGAGGAGGAAGAAACGACGATGTCCTACTATCGGAGAACCTAGGACATCGTCAGGACATGAAGACCGACTGCCCGGTGCAGCGTGCACACCGGGCAGTCGGTGCATTCATTACGCGACAATCGTGGAGAAGAAGTACCCGAGCGAAGGCGCCGTGACTTTCATGTCGAACGACATGTCGCCCTCGATCCGGTCGGACTCGAGCAGGTCGGCGCGCAGACGCTTGATGCGAATGCCGCCTCCGCCGCCCATGTAGCCCGTCCACGAGAAGATGTAACCGGCCGACGGCGTCATGATTGACGGCGAAGGCGGCACCGCGACCAGGAGGGCATGCTTGCCCGCGAAGAACGCATTCGCCACGGTAGCACCTTCCGCCGAGCTGACATATGCGCCCTGGCTCACCACCACTTCATCGACATCGAAGTAGCGAGCCAGCATGTCGGTCGTGATGGACTCGGCGCTGGTGTACTTGAACTGATCGCGCACGTCCGCGTGGCCGCGGAGCGCGGTGAAGACTTCCTGCCCGATGAGCAGGCGGAATTTCAGGCCGATCAAACCCTGCTGAAGCAGAGTGTTCTTGGCCGTGTCGACATCGGCGCGCGGCAGCGAGCCGGTGACGTTCCAGCGAACCGTCTGGCCGCCGGTCGGGCCGCTGTTCACGCCCGTGATGTCCGTGCCCCACACGCCGGTCGTGAAGAACGACGTGAAGAAGCGACGCTCGCGACGGATCGCGAGGATCTGCGTGACGAACTCCGTGCCCGCACGATCCAGCGACAGGATCGAGTCCGCGTTGGCGCGGATCGGGTCAGGAATGTCCCAGTGGAACGCCTCCGTGATGCAGGAGTAGTTCTGGGTCGACAGATTGAATCCGCCGCCAGCCGACTCCGTGCCCGGGGCGCGCGGGCGCGCCTCGTCGCGGAGGAAGTCCCCGCGGTTGAAGACGTAGTAGACGTCGCTCTGCTTGGCAACGGGCACGACCGGGAAGATCCGGCTCGCTGCCACGTACGCCGAGGCCAACTGGAGCCACGCCATCGAAATGGACGTGAGCGGCTGGCTGATGTGGACGTCGCTGAGGGTCGGCTGGCTCTTTTGCAGAACCGCTTCCATCAGCTGCCTCTTGGTGATCAGCATGTTTGGTGGAGTGAGAGGGAGGTGAAGAGGAAGCGATTACGGAAGAACGCGAACGCCCGTCAGGAGCACCGAGACGATTTCGCCCGCTGCACCTGCCGCCACTTTGACGATGCCGCAGACGCGATTGCCTGTGGTCACCGCCGTGATGCAACGACCCACCGAGTCGCACATCACTTCAGCGCCGACCGCAATGGCCGCGCCAGCTTCCCACTTGACCGTGCCGCCCGTGGCGACTTCCGCCGCCTGGCCGCTCGTGGGCTTGTTCTGCAGGACGCCCGCGAACACCTGCGTCGCTGCGGTGACCTGGTTGACCTGATTCGCTGCCGTGATGCGGACCGCGCGAAACTGAAGGGCGGAAAGGTCCGCCGCCGCAGTCATCGTGCCGTCGACCACCGTGTTTGCGCTGTAAGACATGGGACTCCTTTACTCCTGTCGGAAGGTCGAGGGTGATTACTGCTGCGACGCGGCCATGAACTGCTCGTACAAGGCCGGATTCGCCGTGAGCGCCTCAGCGACCGCCTGCTCTGCCGTGAGCGTCGGCTTCGCGGTGCGCAGCTCGCCCGCCGCCTTGTTGATGGCTGTGACCGCAGACGACTCGCCCGCCGAATCCGCCGTGACCGGGTTGTCACCGAAGGACTTGAAGAGGCTGGAGCTCGCGGCGAGCTGCCCCATCGTCTTCAGCGTCTTCTCGACCGCTGCACGCGCGTCGGCGTTGTCGCCGGCGGACTTGAGCAGCACCTTCGCCTCTTCCACCGTGATCGGCGCATTGGGCGGGATCAGCGACTTGGCGAGCGTGGTGAGCTGAGCGTCGGCGTTCGTTTCCACGAGCTTCTCGACCGCCTTGGAGAGCGTGGTGAGCTGCTCGTTGGCTTTGGCCACGGCGGACTCTGCTTCCACGTTCTTGGTGATGAGCTCCGTTACCAGCTCACGCGCCGCCGGCGTGAGCGACTTGACGATGCTTTCCACTTCACTGCCGGTGAGCTTCACGGGGGACTCCTGGTTCTTTGAGATTGGAGAGGGTGATGCAGCGTCGCCAAATTGCTTGGCGATCAGGTCCTCCAGGGAGCCGGAGGCGAACGACTTTCCGACGGATTCGGAGGCGCAGTCCGCGCACATCCCCTTCGCGCCCTTCTGCATCGGCTTCTTGCCGCAGCCTTTGCACATCACGCCCTTCTGGACGTTGTCGTCCTCGTCGAGATCATCGAGTTCGGCTTCGATCTCATCGAGTTCGTCGTCCGTGAGGTCGTCATCGTCGGACTTGCCGATGTGCTCGTCGTCTTCGAGCTCGTCGAGCTCCGCTTCGATCTCATCGAGGAGATCGTCGTCATCGTCTCCCTCGGGGGCCGACTTGGCAACGTACTCGCCAAGGCCGAGACGTTCGGCGACCTTCTGCAGAGTGGCCAACCCACGTGCCTGATAGTTCTTCACGAGGACCATCCATCCTTCTTGGTTGGCCGGGCGATCCACACCCGACAATTCTTCGATGCGCAGCTTGCGGACCTTTGTTGCCATAACGTCTCCTGTCTCGTGGCTTTGCGTGAGCGTCTTTTGGAAGCGGGGGTTCTACTTCCGATCCAACAGGTGGCGGACCAGCATCTGGGTAGCTTCATCGATACGGGCAACCTGGTGTTGAATCATCTCCACCACTTCCGCATCCGCCTTCTTCTGGATGAGCTCTTTGACGGAGTTTACCGAGTCCGCATCGGCCTTTTTCTGGAGCAATTCCTTGATGGCTTCGCCGTGACTGTCGACTTTCGCCTTGTACGTGCCTACGACGAGCACCGTGGTCAAGACACCGGCGGCCCCACCGAGACCGATCGCTGCGATGAGGTGTTCCACAGAATCCTTCGGTACAGGTTGTGCCGCAACGCGGACGGACTCGGCGGCCGCCCCCCACAGCCCGCCTACGGCGCTTCCCATAGACGCGACCTTCAGAGATACGGAGTGAGGATCGAATCGCATCTATTGACTCTGCCCGAGGGTGACAGACCGTCCGGCTGGATCGGGTTTGAAAAACGGCGTAAAACTCGGATCCGTCTTTCGATTACGGGTTTTCTTGTACGCCTTTTCGGACTCGATGAGCGCCTTTTTCGCGGTGCGCAGATTTCTCTCGATCATTCGATCATATTTGTCATCGTGAAACCGAGAACGGTCCTTCACTCTTCCGTTGGCTTCAGCTTCAGCGACGTGAAATCGCACCTGTGCCCGTATGTAAGACGCTTTCTCGGGATGTGTACGAGACACTTCTCGAGCTTCTTGAAGAAGTATCCGCAGATCCCCGGCCAGCTTTCTTCGAGCTACGTGATCGGGATTTTGCGCATCATACCCTCCTGCGGGCTTCCGAGCGACGCCTCCATTCCCGAACCCAGCAGGCCCGCTCGTGAATTGCCCGCCTGTTCCGCCCGGCGCGCCCGCGGGCTTTCGAGCCATCTTCTCTAGTCGCGCCTCGAGCTGCTCGATGAAGTCGAGACGCTTGTCGAGGTCTTCGACATCCAGTTCGAAGGACTCGTCGTCCTCCATCGACTTCATGAGCTCGCGCACACCGAAGCCGCCGAGACTGAAGCCGCGGAGCTCGCCCTTCTTTACCTTCGACCAGGTGCCGTCGTTCGTCACATGCACGCCGACGAACCAGCCTTCCTTGCCCAGGTCGATGCCGAGCGCCTTCTGGATGTCGTTGGTGAAGACGATGCTGTCGACGATGTCGCCTGTGCCGATCACGGTGTGCATCTCGCCCATGATCCGCTTCTTGCGGACGAACTCGTGGACGGCTTTCTGGAGCTCTTCGGTCTCGATGACATCGCCCTGGAGGTCTTCCAGCGGCTGCCCGTTGCGGGTGGTGACGCTCGCCCAGCCCCAGGCCATGCGCTGATCATCTTCGACCTTTTCCAGCGACATCTGGACTTCGACTTCGCCTGCCTTCGGCTTCATCTTCTTTTTCCTGCGAACGAGGGAGACAGACGTCGGAGCATGGACGTCTGACAGGCTTGGCGTAGACTTGGTAACGGGATCGTCGTCAGCGAACAACCCCGACGAATCCCAATCGGTGAAACGGTCGGTGTTCATGGGACGATCTCCATTTCGACAAGGTGTGCGCCGCTGGCGTGTTTCCCGACGCCGGTGATCTTGTACCGCGTACCCGGCGCCACGATCCACTCTTTCTGGACCACGTAGTCCTTCTGGTTCGGATTGATCTTCTCGGCCCAGAGCCCCTTGCTGCCCTTCGGAGCCGTGATGCGGAACATCACCCGCTGATCGGGTCCGCGGAGCTTCGGGTCTGTCCTGGACATCCACTTCACCGCCTGCTTCTCGTCCGCGGTGGTCGACGTGAATCCGTGGTCCTTGATGGTCTTACCGACCATCGATGCCAAGCGAGTGTCCAGCGACGTCATCGTCTCGTGCAGGAGATGCGACTGCCGACGGTTCACGCCGTAGTTGGTCAGACCGATGATAGGGTTGAACAGCGACGCGCCCGATGAGACCGAACGGTAGACGACAGCTTCGTGCTGGATAGGCTCTACCTTCGACATCGCGTCGCTGAGCGTCTTCGCGTGCCGAACCACTCGCTCTCGACCTTCTTCGAGCATCAACGATCGAAAGTGAGGAGACTTCGCGCCGCGGTCGGGATCTCCCTTTCCCATCCGCATCACGTAGTTCATTCCGGCGTACGAAAACCCTTGGTAGAACCCGAGCGCATCTTTCTCCGCCGCTGACCACTCGCCCACGCCGGCAGCCGCGAGAACCTTCGCGGTGGGTGGCGCCTTCTTCGCCGGAGCGACGGTGCCTATACCGCCAAGCGTCGTCGCTGCAAACTCGCCGCCATGCCCGCCCGGAACGCCAGCAGGCTGGCGAGCTTGCTTCCGCAGGCGAGGCGTGAAGTAGTCCACTTCAATCTCCTTGTCTCCGTTCAGCATGGCGGCGACGGTGCGATGATTGCCGTCCACGACCACCATGCGCCCCTTGTGCTCGACCACGGACGGGCGCCCGCGCGCCCACTCGTTGTGGTCAGCTGGGCCTCGATACCGCTTGACGTCCGACGGCAGGATGTAGTCTTGGGTCGTGCGCAACGAGGCGATCGGTACCTTTCGCCGCTCCGAGGCGTAGTCGCTGAACTTCACCGACGTAGCCTCCGCATGTGTCATCGCCGACGTCCGCCGCAGCGGATTGTCGACCACGTGCAGCATCTCCTTCGTATCGCCGCGGTTGGCCCACGTCTTGCCTTGCGTGCCTGAATAGGACGTGGGCAAGCCCATAGAGGCAGCGATGCCGACCTCCGCGGGGTTCATCGGAGCAAACTGCCCGCCTGTGCCTCCAGGCGCGCCTGCCGGCTGGCGAGCCTGCTTGGCGAGCAGAGACTCTAGGCGAGCGAGGAGCGCGGGGGTCATCGACTACAGACTCGATCTGAATCGGTCGAGTTTGTCTTTTCGATTTGTCAGGTGTCGAATAGACCGCTCGACTTTCGAGTCAAACTTCCCCGCGGAGGCGAGTTCACGCGACCTGTCCTTCAACGAGTCGCGTCGATCTTCGATACGAGAAAGGAGCATGCTCGCCCTTTCTTTCTGCTTGCTTCGCACCAAACCTAGTTGGGTCTTCTCGTCCTTCCGAGCGAATCGGGCCCATTCCATCTTTCGATCGGAGCGGTTCTCAGCTGCCCGCACGAGGGCTCGCGCATGCCCGGCCCGCTGCGACCAGTGGCCTTCCGTTTCCGAAATCCGCTGCGCCGCCTGCGACAGGGTCTTCGCTCGATCGTGGCTGATCACACTCGATCGAGACGACCTGGTCTTGTCTTTGGCAGCGAAATCTGCGTCTTTTTGGTGCTCGCGGACCTCGCGGCCGAGGCGGCGCACAGGACCTCCTCCTCGGCTTCCTCCGCCGCCTGACGCGAATTGCCCACCGCCCGGACCGCCTGCGGGCTTCCGTGCCTGCTTGGCGAGAGCTTCTGCTACTGCTGAAACGAGGGGATCCATCAGTTGGCTACTCCTGTAAAGACGACACACCGACAATGGGGATGAACAGGCGGATACATCAACGTGCCGATCGGTGTCTGAAACGGCTCATCGATGTCGCGCCCGTTGCTGTTCATGCCGGGAATGGCACGACACACCGGGCACAACCGCACCTCACTGCGACCGCTCTTCGGCTTCCCGCCGATCTTGCCCTTCACCCGACGGCTGCTCGGGCCCTCGCTCGGTGCCACATACCACCGCCGCTTGACGCGGAGCCGGAGACCCGGGTTGGTCTTCAGCGCCTGCGCCCACGCCTGGGCGTTGCCGACCGCTTGTGCACGGATCGACTCGGTGCGCGCGATCGACTCCGCGCGATACCGAATGTACCGCTCCGCATACCGGTCGGTCATGCGCTGGATCTCTTCAGGAGAGAGCCGGCGCGCGCCCGTGAACACTTGTTCCAACGTACGATCGAACCGACGGTCTCGCAATTCGCGCGTCAGCGCCTCGCGGTCCCCTTCGATCAGCATGCGGCGGAAGTTCGCCACCGCCTTCCGCTGACGTTGCGTGAGTCCGATTTCCGTCTTGATGTTCTGCGCCGTCACCGCAGGCCCGCCACCCGACGACAGGCCGTCGCGCACGATGTCGGCCAACGTCACGCGGACGTCTTCCGTGATCTGCTGCACGAGTTTCAGCGACTCCGCGTTGACCCGCCGGATCATCTCGGCATCGTAACGATCGAAGCGGACGAGCACCTGTTTCGGCATCGTCTCTGCGACGGTCGCGCCCGCTCGCACGATGGAATCGCTGATGGCATCCTGTACCTGTTCCAAGGCGCCAAGCGCCGCGAGCACGTATTCTGTGAGCTTCGCGGTGTCGCCCGCCGCGATGATTGTCGTCATCGTCGCCACCGACAACGCATCGCGAAGCGCCGTCATCGCCTCGAGGAAAGACTTGCGGATGCTGGGCTCGAGTTGCTGGGCCCATTCGTCCCACTGGGCCCAGACATCTCGGTCGCGCTTCTGGAGGAAGTCCAACGGTCAGGACCTCGGCAGTCCGGGACGGAAGCCTCGGTGGAACCCCGTCTGCGTACGGAACCGCGCTTCATCTCGCCACGTGTCGTGCTCGTCTTGGCGCTCTTTCCAAGGATCGCGCTTGGCCTTCGGCTTCTTGGGGACAAGGGCACGATGGCGGGCAATGAGGTCCTTGGTTCGGGTGCGCTGAGCCTCAAGGTTGACCTTGTCGCCGACGCGCGCAGAGAAGTGCATGGCCGAGCGAAGGTTACGGATGGAACTGGTCAGGCTTGCGGGCGTGTCTACGGGCTTGCTTTTTCTTTTCTTCCCACTCCCGCCTCCGACCATATCACCCCGAGCGATGCGCATCTCACGTATCGCTTCCTTGGCACCGCGACGGGATTCAGCCGCAAGTCTTGGATCGCCTCGTTCACGAGCCAGAGTTCGATGGCTCAGGTGCATCTGCAGACGCTCTTTCTGGTCGCGATACCGAGCCTGCTGCCCTGTCGTCATCTTTTTGCCGCCTTTCGACCCTCCGCCCGAAGCGAATTGACCGCCGCCGGGACCGCCGGCGGGCTTACGGGCTTGCTTGGCGAGCGCCTCTGCGACGGATGCAAATAGGGGATCCACGGTTTACTCTTTCTCCTCAGCTTTGGCGTTCGGTTCGGCAGCGGTCTTCGTGCCCGGCTTCTTGCCCTTCTCGTCCTTCTCTCCAGCCTTGGTCTTCGCGGCCATGAGGTCCATTTGGCGTTGCATCTCGCCATCCTTCTTCTCTTCCACGGCATCATCGAGCTCTTCCGGCTTCTCGGGCATGCCCGCCTGATCGCGGAGCCAGTTCTCCAGATTGTCGTCCGGGAAGAACGGCATGCCCGCGGCAGCCAGCTGGCTGAGGTAGGAGCTCAACTGGAGGAGGTCGCGATTTTCGATGTCGCCGGGCTGAAGCGTCGGACGGTCTTCGATCGCGATGTTGTTCAGGTCGCACAGCTCAGCGATCAGCCCGGTGTTGACCTCCTCCGCAATGGCCTTGAGGAAGCCGCCCAGCGCCGACGCGAAGAGGTTCGTCTTGTCGCTGCTCAGCGCGAAGCTGCCCACGGACTGCTGGCCGAGCAGCACGAAGTCAGCCAGGACGCTCATCGCCATACGATGGTCGATGCGGTCGATGACTTCGCTCGCCGAGCCGCCCGTCGTACCGGAGGCGCTCAGGCTCTTCCACTCGAAGTCAACGATCGGGTTGCCCTTGTCGTCCCGATCCGCCGGAATGACCATGCCGCCTTGCTGGTCCGTGCTGACCTTGGTGGCGAGGTCCTTGTAGTAATTGAAGATCGCCCGCTCGCGGTCCGACGCGCCCGGATCCATGTACATCGACGGGATGCGGAACACTGCCACGCCGTTCCGGCGCGTCGCGAATCGACCTTCCTGGATCTCGAGGTGCTTCTTCCGCTCGTAGGAGACGTAGGACGACCGAAGCACACTGCGAGCCTCGGGGTTGTTCTTCGTCGTCGTGGTGCGGAAGAGCAACAGCTTCGAGCGCGGGATGATGACGTTCGCGCCTCGCTCCTTCTGTTGCTCCATGGCCATCCAATCGCCATGCGCGTCGAAGTACCAGCGCCACACCGTGTCCTGGGCGCGAAGGGCGATCTTGTGCACACCGATCTTGCCGTCGTCGTACAGCGAGCCCGCGGGGATGCGCGACCGCTGCTCGATGTACGCAATCCAGTCGCCGTAGGCCGCATCGGCGCCAGGAGCAGGCGGCAGCTTCGCAGGCCCTCGGCGCACCTTGTACACCTTCTCCATGGGCGCGAAGCCGTAGATGAGCATGCTCATCGCTTCTTCGACCACGTCGGTGAACGGCGTCGCCATGTCCTTGAACAGACACTGGTCGACGAACTCCTGCGCCTGCGCCGCGCTATCGGCGTCGCTGCCGGCGGTGAGCGACCAGTTCACGTTGCGGATCATCATCGACGCCGCGAACAGCACCGACCCGAGGACGGGGTCGTTGTCGCTCATCTCTCTGAACTTCTTCGCCCCGGGCTGCCCGCGCAACGCGGGCAAGAACTCCTCGCTCAGAAATCCGGTCGTGTAGCCCTTCAGGCCCGTGACACCGAATTGCTGACGCTGTACCGTGCTGCTCGATGCCTGGGCGGCTCCGTCCATGGTCGATCCTTCAGCCATCGCGCTTCACTCCTTACACGGCATACGGCGTGAGAAACGGGAGCGCCACAGGCGGGGCGAGATCTGGCAAGATGTTCGTTACCATGAGCTCAGTCAGTCCCCACACCATCGCGTCCATCCGGTCAGGAGAGTTGGCGCCGTCACTCTCACTTTCCGGTGTATATGAGCACATCTGATCTTCCAGATATCGGAACGTTCCGACATGTTTCACTCGGCCCTGTTCGTACAGGCCTGAGATTGGCTCCGCGCGGGGAATCTTTCCTCGAGACGCGCGCACGGACTTCACCTTGATGTTCGGATCGATGCCGTGGATCACGTGGGCGACGAGGTCGCCACCGTTGTTCACTTCTGCGACGACCATGTCCGCGTGATACTTGCGGTAGAGCGCCACGACCTTCGAGCCCCACTCGTTGGGCGTGCCCGACAGCGTACCGTCCTCCAAGACGAAGCCTTGCTTCTGGCGCGACCCACACACGACGATGCCTGTCTCGTTGGACGTCTTGCCCTTGGTGACAGCGGGGTCTACCGCGACGACGATCCGAGAGAGGTTGTCCGGATACTCGACCTGGCGGCAGTTCTCCAGGAGCGTATACGTCCAGAGCGCACCGACGATGTCGTCGAGGATCTTCGCATAGAGCTCCTGCTCGCCCAGGCGCGTGCCTTCGTACCGCTCTTTCAGCCGCTCCAGCGTCTTGGCGGGGAGGTTGGCCGCGTTGTCGAACGTCGAGCCTGTCACCAACCGCACATCGCCCGTCTCGATCGCACGACGGACGAGCTGTTTGATCAGCTTCGTCGGGCGTGGTGTGGTCGTCGCGATAGTGCGCGGATTCGACCCAAGTCGGAGGCCGAACATAGCCTGGTCCCAGGCGTCTTCGTACGGCCATGCCGCGAGCTCGTCCGCCCAGAGGAGGTGATGCTGCGGTCCTCGAAAGCGATCAGGCTCTTCGGCAGAAAAGCATCGATAGGTGGTGCCATTGTTGAGCGTGAGGACGCCATGGCTCCGGTTCCACGAGCGGATGAACCGGTCGGGCAGCACATTGAGTAGACCCGATTCTCCTTCCATGCACGTATCACGAGCATCGCCGAACGTAGGTGCAGCCACAGCCACGCGCCACCCATCATGCGTGATGCCTTCCCACGCCACGTCTTCCGCGCCCATGCGGGTCTTGCCGAACCCTCGTCCGGCGAGCGCCAGAAGCGTCGACCAGTCTTCACCCGGCGGACGGACCTGATTCGGTCGGGCGAGCGTCAACCACTCGAGCCTCTTCTCCACGACCTGCTGCCATTCCGGCGGCAAGCTGGGTAAGAGCGTTGAGAGCTCGAGAAACAAATGCGGCGGAGCCTGTATCACTCCCTACCTCGGCCGGAGGGTTGTGCAGCTGGGCGATCTTCCCGAGCTCCTTCATCGCCTCGAGGCGCTCCTGGAACGTCGGCTTGACGATGATGGTGGTCTTCTTGTCCTTGGCACCGAGGATCGTCACCTTGCGCTCGAGCTCTCCGTCGATCATGTCAGTGAGAAACTTGAGGCGCGGGAGGTACGCCAAGCGAGCCGCTGCCTGGATGGCCTTGGTAGGCGGTCCGGGTCGGCCGTTGTGGTACTCGGCGATCATCACACCGTCGCCGGGCACGGTGACGATGGCATCGCCAAGGTCCTGCACAGCGATGTCGGCAGGAGGCTTCGGGCGGGGTTCGCGTCGTGGTGCCATGGGGCGAATGTACCACGCGACGCATGAGAACGCAAAGTACCTCACGAAACGAGTGAATTGACTGCGAGCAAACTCTTGCACGATCGCATACACGGCGGTAGATTCAATCCAACGAGTCCGCAGTAATCACACCCAACGACGAGAACACCACGTCAACTGCTATGATCGCCAAGACCACCAAGATCGCCGAGCTCCGCGTCCCGCGCGCCCTTCGTACAGACACCAAGGCGCGTCGTGCGTGGATCGCAGACGTCGCCGAGTGGCACGTTGCACAGAATACGCTCAAGGTCGCGGTCAGGGGCGTAGGCTCCTACCAGACGATCGCGGTGTACAAGGTCGAAGAGGTCGTGGCACGGGTGCAGGTTCGCGGCACCTGCTCGTTCTGCGGACGTCAGCAGGCCGTGAAGAACGATCGCGTCGTGCTGCACGGATACAACCGCCCCGGACACGGATGGATCGAAGGCGACTGCACTGGATCACATGTCGTGTGCGCGGAGAAGAGCGAAGAAGCGCCGGCGAACTTCCGCACGAGCATGCTCGCGCAGGCGGATCGCATGCACGCCGAGTGGACGGCCCTGGTAGACGCCGAACTCGCTGCCGGCAATCCCTTCCCCTTCGAGGTTCATCGCGGAACGACGAAGGAGACGCGGGCTCGCGAGCGCACCCTGCGCGTGACGGTTGAGGCGCTTCGCGAGCATGCGCGGTTCATCGCTGAGCATGTGGCGCCGCGGTTCGGGCAGCCGCTGAAGGAAGTGCTCGTGTAAGAGCACCGCATTTCGTTACAAACGAAAAGCCCCGCGCTTCGATAGGCGGGGCTTTCTGTCGTCTCGCACGGTTCTTGCTTCGCGCGCGCGCACGGTAGAAATTATTGAGCTATTGGCTATTGGCGGAATCTTTTGGCTTACGGTAAATGTTTGGTACTCTACGAGATTGTTGATATGAGGTTGTAGGCGAGTGTGATGACTCGAACGTAACTGGGCAGCGATATTCGACGTTGTCTGACGGCATCTCACGCCCAAACACCTCACGGCGAACCGAAATACCGAAACTCACATGCGCGCGTGACTTTCCGTTTTCGAGTTTCAATTCGTTTCTAGTAAACCGATTCGCCTTAAATCCCGTACGAGCAATCTCTTCGATACCCGTATGAACACCAAACCCGAAAAAGATTCCGCCAATAGCCAATAGCTCAATAACTCCTACCGTGCGCGCGCGCGAAGCAAGATCCGTGCTAGAGGTTCGCTGGCGGAGGAGGAAGGAGCGCCTCGATCCGCTCGATGAGCGAAAAGATATCGCGGTTGGTGTTGGCCGACATGCCTATCGTCGCCAGGTGGAGGTCCTTCAACATCGCCACGTCGGCCCTCGTGAACAGCGTCTCCACGTCGGACCACCGCACCCAGCCTCCGGTCGGGCGCGGGTGGTCCTCCATCGTGATCTCGCCGAACGGTTCCGTTGGGTGAGGGTAGCCGACGATCTCGTACCGCGTGATGGGTGGGTCTGTCAGCGCAGGTTTCATCGTCTGATCTCCGTACACCGTTTGAGGTAGTTGTCCTGCACATCGTTGCTGGGCGCACTATCGTTGGAGCATCTTATATCGTTCCCACTTGTCTCACTGTCAAACGATCGACAGCGATCTCGCTGCATCTGCCACATGACGCCGTCCAATCTGCCCTTCGCCACACGTTCCGCGTTCCTCGCGGAAGTCTGCCACGCCCTGACCCCTTCCAAGGCGTGGCAGTCTCCGCATCTCGTGTCGTTCTTTCGCTTACGCCGACGGGGCGTTCGGGTCGACAGGCGCCGTCGTGTCCGCCGGAAGGGGCGTGTCGCTGACGTCCTGCTCGATGTCCTTGACCGTGCCCAGGGCGGTCTGCAATCCGTTCTTCAGCTCGGTGAGCGCCTCCGCTGACACCATGCCGTCGGAGATGATCGATTCCAGGCGGGCCAACGTGTCGGAGATCGCCTGCTGTTTCGTGTCCACCGTCGCCTGGAGGGAGGCGAGGGCCGTCTGCAATTCGCCGACGGATGCCTTGAGGTCGCTGATGCTGTCTGCCATGATGTTTACCTTGGTGTGGAGAAGGAGAAGGGTGTCGAGAATTTGTTTGGTGATGCCGGAGGTGTCTCGAACGGTCACCTCCATGTTCAGCGTACCGAGGTCAGCCATGCGGAGTCTCCGCCTGGGTCGGGGTGTGCCATGTGGGCCCAAAGTTCTTGACCGCCGTCCACATGAGCCAGGCGCGGAGCGGTGCGACGCCGTCGTGCAACAACAGATCGTAGAAGATGTCATGCACCAGCCCAGGCGGCATCGTGCGCTCGCGGCAGAGCCAGTCATGGATGATGCAGGCACGGAGAGACGACGGGCTGTACGGATGTCCCACGATGGGCCAGCAGAGCGGCGGGATGCTGCCGCCATCGGTGCGGAATTGTGCGTGGACCATGTACATCGTGCCGTCCATCCACCAGGCCAGCGGATAGACGACGGCATACTGCCCGCGTCCCGCGCGGGTCAGCGTGGGCTCGCCGACGATGTACGTGCGAGAGGGCTTGGTGCGCAACAAGGTCATGGACGGAAGAGATCGGGGACGGCCCGCCACGTGACCGCGTCGTCGGCGTTGGCTGGCGGCACGGTCCACTGGTCGTAGGCAGGCATGGGCGGTCTCTTTGGACCGATGGGCCAGCCGTACCAGGACCGCAACGCCACGGCGAGCTTCGTCTCCTCATACTCGCCGGGCTTCACAATGCACAGCGCATCGGGGTAGACGGCGTCGGAATCGTCGCCCTTGAGCGCGACCTTTTTCAGCGACGCCTGCACCCACAGCGGCGACGGACGGGCGCGAAACAAACACCAGACCCGGAGCGTCTGCTGCCGGTGCCGCGGGCCGTCGACGATGCCGTACCGCACCAGCGCCCCCGCAGGAGCGCCGAGCATCGCGAGCGACATCAGCGTGATGGGCTGCGACGGGGACGCCCAGAGCAACGAGAACCGATGACTGGTGTCAACGGGCACTTCGGGTATGGCTTTGAGCTCGATGAACGCCGTGCGCGGGTCGCCCGTGTGGTTGACGGGCGGGAAGAGCAGGACGTCGGGGAAGCCGGCGCTCTTGACCTCTATCCGCCAGCCGCTCCAGTGGTTCAGCGCGAGGGCGGCGGACAAGATGGACCATACCTTGGACTCACGACGGCCCACGTCGGTCCTCCTCTCTGTCCGCACGACGGCGGGCGAGCATGTCGTCGAGCTCGTCCGTCACCTCATCAGACCACGAGCGGCGTCGCTGCACGTCGACCAAGGTGTCAGCGACGAAGAACACGACCAGGAGGGCGAAGAAAGTGATAACGGCGCCGTCGGTGCGAGAGATCACGGGATGTCCATGTGACGTTGGGTGATGCGACGAGGGCCTTCAGGCGCTTCAACCCGGAAGCCGCGGGAGCGAAGGACACGACAGACAAACTCGTAGCCGACCGGTGAGCCGAGCCACTGCACAATGGTCGCTGCCACCGTGGCTCGGTCCTGCGTGATCGTGTCGGGACAGAGATTGGAGGTCGGCGGCGTCAGGAGCCAGCGAAGCAAGTCGCTACGCTCGTTCTCTGTCTGCCACTCTTGCATAAACATCCGCTCGAGATCAGCGTCGGATCGCTCCAGGCGGTACGGATAGAGTCCGACGTGCTGGATCGGGCCGGGCTCAGGCGGCTCCGGACGGCGGAACATCTCCGGTCGGCCCTCATCCTGCAGGTCTTCACAGGGCGTGTCGGCGAGCTTTTCACAAGCGTCGATGATCTCAATGCCCTGCGCCCAGTCCATGGCGGTAGACTGGAGATTGTCCAAGACCCAGCCTTGCAGGCGCTCGTCGTCCGTCGTGAACCACGCCGCCACCATCTCTTGAGGCGGTTCGGCCAAGGTGAAGGCAGCCATCGCCGCGTTGAATCGACAGATCCACTCGCGGAAGTTATGGGTCGATCGCACGCTACGCCGTCTCCATGATGACAGGGCCCAGCACGGTGTCGCGTGCCGAGCCCTTGATGATACGTGCCCGTGCCGCAGCGAGCCTGCGGCAGGTCGCAAGATCGTACTCCGTGACGGACCAGACGCCTACCACCGTGTTGCCTAGCACGACGCACGTCCCCGTGACGTTGAGCACATCGACGCCGCTGTGCGAGGGCGTCATGTGACCGGCCCCGCCGGCTGATCAGGCACGATGGCGAGCGGGGTGCTGCGGTCGAAGTCAAAGAACGGCACCTGGTCGCCGTCGTCGCTGATGACTATGATGGGGTGCAGCTTGAACAGCCCGCCGCCTGCGTAGGTACACCACTGCATCGCACGCAGGCGATTCCAGACGTCCGCGCCGGCATTGGCGTCTGTTCGGTACAGGCCGATGCAACTGAAGCCGATGGTCCCTTCCGGCGCGCCGACGTCAAAGTAGTCCTGGACCGACATGACGCCCTTGCACATCGGGCAGACGAAGCGCCACGCACGGCTGTTCGTGCCGAACAACGCCATGCCCTCCGTCCGCCACTCCGCCATTGTCATCGTTCTTCTAGCCACGGGGCTCTCCGAGCATCTTCTTCACCTCGTCCATGACAGACGTAACCGTCGACATGCCCGTCCCCTCCCTTGTCCAGGTGTTCCATGATAGCGTCCAGGTGTTCCCAGGACTCGATTTCGATGTCGTTGAACCGCACCTCGCAGCACGACAGCATGAAGAGGGCGCGGCGCTCCAGCGCGGCGAGCCGTGCGGTCTGCGTGGCGATGCGCTGGCGGCGAATTGTGTTCTGCTCGCGCACGAGCGGGATCAGTGACAGGATGATCTCGTCCGTGGTGAGCGGGAAGTCCTCCCCCGTGCCTGCGTCGTGCCCGGCCGCCCAGGCGGTGTCGACGGCTGCGATGAGGATATTGCGATACGTCTCGGGGATGCGCTCGGCGGGGATGCGCTCGGCGGGGATGCGGGGGTCGGGCGCGTCGGGTGCGTTCGGCGGGTGCAGCTGAATGACTGTCGTGCCCGACCCGTCCAGTAACGGAGCAGAGCGGATGATGTGGGTCACCATTCGTGCGCCCGGAGGATGATGGCAAACCCGTCAAACTCCACCGACAAGCTGCGGCCGAGCAGCTTGGTAACACGGAGCGCCTTGATGACGAACGGGTTGAGGAGGGTGATGCGCGCCACCACGGGCCCTTTGGCTTTGGGCTTGGGCTCGCCCTTGGACTTCGGTTCCTCCACGCCCAACAGCACGGGCGTGGGGGAACGACGGAGGTTCGGTCGCGTGGACATCAGATGTGGCAGTCGACGACGGCGAGCGTGTCGTCGGGCTGGAGGGTGGCGAGGAATCGATTGATTTCGTCCTGCCAGACATCGTCATCCTTTTCGTCCTTCACGGCAGCGAACCACAGCATCTTCCCGCGCTCGTGCCACACCTCCTCGCGGTCCAGGAACGCGAAGCATCCGACGGCATGCTTGGCCGCGTAGGCTTCGACCTGCTGACACGTCCACGTCGCGAACCGCTCCAGGCGTTCGTTGTCGAAGTACATCAGGTTCCTGACGTCGTCGCTGACGTGCGACAACAGCCGTTGCACGGCGGGCTGAGCGTTGTACATCGCCCGCACCGCGTCGCACTTGTTGTTGCGCTCCTCGTGGAACACCGACTCGTCCACGCCGGGGTTGGCCGCTTTCCAGGCCAGCAACAGGGCGGGGCGCAACTCGTGGTCGAGTTCGTTGTCCTTGATCAACGTGGACCACTGCACCATGGGCGCTTCGCCTTCCATCGGCTCGATGGTCGTCTGCACCATGGACCAGATCGCCGCGTCGTGCTCCGCGGCCTGCAGGCGCCAGGCGCCGAAGTCGATCTCCTCCACCCGCGCGACATCGACATAGCGGTGGCCTGTGACGTCCCGGCCCTTGAGCGGCAGGCGTCCGCCGTATCGCCCGCCTACCTGCCACCAATCCCAGTGGCGGTTGGGGTTGGTGCGGCGGACGAGCTCGATCGTCTGTCCGTCTGCACCGATGCGGCGCCATCCGAACTTCGTGGGCGACTCCTTCTCGCCGATGCCGTACACCACGATGTCGTTAGGGCGGATGACGGTGGTGCCTTCGTGCTCTTCGTCGAGGTACTCTTCAAACGTCTGGTAGGACGACGGTGGCGCCTCGATCTCTTCCGCACCCTCAGGCAGCACGAACTTCGTGGGGCGTTTGTTGTTGAACCGATGCATCGGCTTATCCAGGTCAGGCACGTAGAACCGACTGTCCCAGCGGCTGTGCGTCGTCCCGTCCGCCAGGCGGACTCGCCGCTCCAGCTTCGTCGCGTAGGCCTCGCGGGCCTCAGGCAGGATGTCGATGGACTGGACGTACTCGTTATCGTACCCCGTGCACTCGAACTCATGGAACGGCATGAGCATGTGCTCGAGGGCGTCGAGGACGTCGCCGTCGTGCCGCGTGAGGCGGGCGGCGGTGATGGGCACAAACAGGCTGAAATGACTCATTCGGTCGGTTCTCCGGACGTCAACTGGAGTGAGGTGGACTCGGACGGGGAGGGTCCGAGTGTGAGGATCGCTTCGTTTTGGAGCGCCTTCAGGCCTGCAGAGACCACAGAATGCTGGATGTACGTATTGACTTCGATCTTCGCCTTCTCGATCGTCTTTTCGATGTGCTTCTTCGCGGACAGGCCGTCCAACAACGGCTCCGCCGCGTCCATCGCTTCCTGGAGTAGGCGCTCCATCTTGGCGACCTTGGCAGCGAGCTCCTCGTTGAACACCTTCTCCGTGTCGCGGAGCGTGAGGCGCGGAACCTCGCCGGCGCCTTCCTTTGCCTGGAAGGCTAGCGTGCACGGCACGCCCATGCCGACGTTCATCGAGCTAACAAACGTCGCCCACTGGGCCTCACTGAGATGCACCTCGATGAGGTCGCGTCCGCCGAAGTGCCAGTAGTGGTTGAGGTCCCGGCGCTCTTCGGAGGATCGAATCGTGATGGAAACGAAGTGTTGGTGGTTGAAGTCGCTGCCGTACAGCGGCACGCCGGGGCCGCCGGACGACACGCGCGACGCGCTGATCTGTGCGAAGGCAGGGTGACGGGTGACGGTGCCGTCAGACTCCTTGGTGAGCCCGTCCTGGATGGTGACGGGCTCTTGGACTGGACGCGAGCTCATTCGGCGATGTCCTGTGTGGGGTTGTGAACAGGGGCGTTGTACACGATGCCTTCGCGTGCTTCCATCTCCTCGCGAAACTTCATCACGCGACGGGCCGCTTCGGCGAGCGTCTCCGCGAACTTCAGCGCCTGCTCTGGCTTGACGGAGCCGTATGCATCCCAGTTGATTGATGCTTCGAAGTCCCCGAACGACGTGCCGACCCGACCTGTGATGCCTTCGGAGAAATAAGTGTGCCCGCGGATCTTGGCGTCGACGTCGAGAAATACGTTTTCGCCCAATTCGTTGCGGACACGAAATTCAGCGGCACCGTGACAGTCGGTGATGCCTTTGTCGCGGGATTCGATGTACCGTGCGAGCCGACGCGCACGATAGCGGGCGAGGGCCGCTTCGTTTTCTTCCATGCGCTGGGCTTCCAGGGCGATCCGCTGACGCTCGATTTCCCGCGCCATGCCTACCGTGACGAGCTCCGTGCGCATCACCTCATCGCGCATGAGCACGAGCTCCGTGACGGGCGACGGCCCGTCGGCGCGATCGTCGAGCTGGATCACCGCCTGATACGGCGCCTTCTGACCGCGGATGCGAAGAACGGTGCCGGTGCGGCCGATGTACGAGGATTCGGGGTTGATGACAAGAACCTTGTCACCTGCGGCGGGGGCGAGTCGTGTGCGAGCCATGTGGGAGATCCTGTTCGTTGAGTGAAGTGTCCTGCACGTCGTTGTCCATCGAATATATCGTGGACCTCGACTATCTGCAAGACCCAGTTTGTTGACAGTGAGGAGAAAGGAGCAATTGACACGCCTCGCACCGGCGTTCCACAGAGATCTCCACCACTTGCGGCGGCTCGTCACGTTCGTTGATCGCCCAGCCCAAGGCGCCGTGGATCACACGGCCCAGCGCCTCTAGGATCGGAGGTGGGAGGCGCTCAATCACCTGCTCGTCCAGGAGCGACGCGCGTCGATTCACCACTTTGAAGGGCAGCCTGTTGAGGTCGATGCACCATTCGTTGGGTTCGTTGGCGTTCTTCGTTGTCATCCGATCACTTTCTCCGTCGCGTGGCCCCAGCTGCGGCCTACTTCGATGTCTACCAACATAGGCACCTCACACGCCATGCAGTTCGCCATCACCTCGGCGTACCGACGGGCGGTGCGGTAGTTATCGTCGGGCAGGACGCTAAATCCGAGCTCGTCGTGCACCGTCACATGTGGGACCACGCCGACGTCGCGGTACAGGTCGACCATAGCCCGCTTGGTCCAGTCGGCGGCAGAGGACTGGATGAGTCGGTTCAGCGCCGCATGCAGCTTCTGCCCGCGCGGGAAGCGAACGAGCCGTCCGCCGATGGTGCGGAGATGTCCGTACTTCTTGCCGCGCGCCTGGCATTCCTCGCTCAGGATGGACACAAACGGCAGGCGGTCGTGATACGTGCAGAAGAGCTCACGGGCCTCAGGCCCGGGGATCTCTCGCTGTTCGCCTCGCACGTTGACGAACTCCGTGGGCAGCCCGACGTGCCGGCACAGGGTGAGCTCCTGCATGCCGTAGATGAGACCGAGATTGATGCCTTTGGCCTTCTTCCGCGGCTGTCCCGTGATGGACGACACGTAATCGTGGAAGTCGGTGCGCGGGTTGGTGCGGTACTCCTCTGCCGCGGACATGGCGCCGCGGGCCGCGATCTTCACAGCGTAGTGCACCGTGAGCCGCGGCTCCTGTTGCGAAAAGTCAAGCGCCGCCCACTCGTGCCCCGCTTCGGGCACGAAGCACGAGCGCACGTCGGGCCCGATTTCCTCGTCTCGCGCCGGCACCTGCTGGAGGTTGGGCGAGGTGCTGCTGAAGCGCCCACTGATCGTGCCCGTGTCGTCGCTGCGGAGCGGATTGAAATTGCCGTGGATGCGACCGTCCACGGTGTGCCCCAGGATGGCGTTCTGCAGGAAGGTCCCGCGCGCCTTGCTCCGACGGCGGACTTCCATGATCGATGCGCTGACGGCGTCGTCCCGCTGAGCGAGCCACCCTTTGGTGAAGCTCGCCGTGCCGTTGGCGGTGCGCGGAAACTCAATCTTCGCCGCGGTGTAGATTGCCTCCAGGGCGTCGTTGCTCCACACATCGACCCCGCGCCCGCACAGCTGACGCAGCTTGTCCAGGTGCTCGTTCTCGATCGTCTGCCAGGCGGCGTCAAGCTGCGACGCGCGGTCCGTGTCGATAGGTACGCCGACGCGTCGCATCTCCAGGAGGACGGGCAACAGATCCGTCTCCAGGCGGAAGATGTCCGTCAGACGGCTCTCGACGATCTTCGGCGCCAGCACATGGCGGAGGCGAAGCGTCTGTCGGGCGTCCGCGGTGGCATACGGCCCGACGTACTCAGACGGCAAGCGCCACAGCCCGGACTTCGGGTCCACGCCGTAGTGTTCCGCTGCACGGCGCAGAAGTGTCTCGTCCTTGCCCTCGTCCAGGTACGTCTTGGACAGGGCGTCGAGTTTGTACGACCGTCGGTGCTCGTCCAAGAGACAGGCGTACGTCATAGTATCTTCGACCTTCGCGAAGACGTCGATGCCGTGCCCGTGCTCGATCCAGCCCCAGTCATACAGGGCGTTGTGCATCACGACGGTGGAGGCGGGCTTCCGCATCTGCGCCCGCAGCCACCGCCACACCGGCTCCGGGTCGACGTTGTGGCCGTCGTACGGCAGCCCCACCGCATGCCCGATCGGCCAGTAGCCGGCCCCGCGTCCCTCGTCCCAGCTCGCCGCAATGCCAACCACCTCGCCGTACTCGGCGCGGTCCCGGAACGCCCAGCCCGGGCCCATCTTCATGATGTGCGGGTCGCGCGTCTCCACGTCCACGGACCAGACGCCGTCTAACTCAGGAAAATGTTCAGGCGGCGTCCAGTCGCTCTCAGGCGGCGGCCCGCGTCGGACCACCGCCGCCCGGCTCGCTCCGTTTGACGCGATAGAGCCGTCGCCCTTCTTGGGCGGCAGCTTGGGCATGTCGGTCCAGAACACGCCGATCGCGTCGATGCGCGCCATCTACTGTCGCCCTTCGAGGACGATGGAGGCGTTCGCGGTCATGACGCACTCCCGCAGGTACCGGAACGCGACGGAACGGTCCGCCGAGTGCGGAGCGTAGTGCAGGATCACCTCGGCGAACTCCTTCGCTTTGATCCGTACCGCCTGCAGGGCTTCCAGCTGCTCGGTGGTCGGGGCGTGGTAGGAGAAAACGTCTTCGATGTCTTCCTTCGACGTGATCATGGCGTTCAGACTCCGCGTTTGTTGCCGTGGACGAGGACGTGCAGCTGAGGCAGCACGGTGACGTGGAAGAGCTTTCGCTTCAGAACCTGACGCTCCAACCAGGCGTAACTTGTCAACGCACCCAATACCGCGTCGTTTTGATCCGCCGTGTGGACGTCGTTGTTGCCGGCCTGCAGGTAGAGACGCGCATACCCGGACGGGCACGTCTTGAAAACGTCCAGCGCCCATGCCAGATCCGTCTCGTCGAACACGACGATCTTCACCGACAGCGACGGGAAGCCGGTGCTGAGACACTTCTCGAACTCGACGGGATTGAACTTGTTCTCCATCCCGCTGCTGGGCGGCTTGGGAGACAGGCACAGGAAGTCCAGCTGGTTCATCCAGACCGCGAACTTCGAACCCTGCGTCTCCATCGTCAGCGTATGGCCGCGTCGCTTAGCCAAGACGCAGAAGTCCGCGAAGTTATGGATCGCGGGATTGCCGCCGCTCAACGTGATGAGGATAGGCGTGCCGCCCGTGATCGTGTCGATTGTGTCCAGGATCTCCGTCGGCGTCATCGGCTTCCATTCCGCCTTGTGCTTCGGGTCCACGGCGTACATCGAATCACACCACGAACAGCGGAAGTCGCACCCGCCTGTTCGGACAAATACGGTCGGGCGTCCGATCTGCATGCCCTCGCCCTGCACGGCGAGGAAGATCTCGCTCACTGGTATCGTTGTTTTCATATGCGAACTCCGACGATGAGACCTTCGATGTGCTTCGTGCCGAGGTCGGAGAGCTGCCAGAACGGGCACGGGCCGGGGAACGGGGAGAAGTCGACGTGGGTCGCCAGCTCGAGCGCGGGCAACAGATGCGGAGCGAGGAACGCGGCTTCAGGCAGGTCGAAGCCTTCGATGGACGCCATGTGGTCGCCTTCCATCGTGGACACGCCGCCGGGCCCGAAGCGGACCACGGGCAGCTTGACGTCGACGCAGAACGGCGCCACCGTCTCCACCGCGGTGTGCAGCCCGTCCGGAACCTCGGGCAACTCAAGCCCGTCCAGCACCGCGAACATCGGCGCAACGTTGGGCCAGCTCTCGTTGTTTCTCACGGCGCGAATCCAGAACGCCGGCTCAGTGCTGCCCGGATCGCGATAATCGATTTGGAGCGCATTCTCGCTTACGAGCGCACCCGAAATAGGCTCCGGGTGCCGCGCCATCTCGTCGATCAGCGTCTCGGGCAACATCACGTCCGACATGCCTTCCGGCACCATGGACGGCACGCCGGCCCACAGCGAGCGCACCAAGACCACGTTGTTCGTGGCGTAGACGTAGGCGCCGCGGATCAACGCCGAGCACGACCACGGGCGCGAGGCGTCCGTGCCGATGAAGGGCTGAATGGTCTGCACCGCCAGCCACATGGCAGGCGAGAACGTAAACGGCACGCCGCCGTCCACCGCGAGGTTCCGCATGAGCGGAAACGGGTCCTGGCTGAATGCGATCTTGGCCTTGAAGCGCCCGGACTTCACTGTCAGGTGGTGCGCGTCTTGCGACAGTGTGATCTCGTCCGTGCAGCGGTCCAGGACTTTGATGAACCGCTCCGCCGGCACGGTGCCGTCCAGTTTCGAGCCAGGCAGCACCGAGTCCACGGTAATGTGGCCGTTCGTGCCCTGCACGCGGCCGCCGTAGAAGTGAAAGTGGGTGAGCACCGGAACCAGGTCCCGTGTGCTGACGGCGCCGCGGACGCGGCGCAGAATGGAGAGGTAGGACTTCATGAGGAGAGGACCAGTCGAATAGAGGGGACCCCTACGAAGGCTTTGGACACGTCAAGCCGTGTATCGGGCTGGTAGAGGTTTTCATAGAAGAAATGAAGCGTGGTCTCTAGGTTCAGTTTACGGGCTTCCTTGAGCAGCTCGGCGAGCTCTTTCTGGTTTTGTAAGAGACCGTTCAAAACACGGTCCGCGTCAGGAGAGAGGCTCATTTGCGGTCGTCCGGAAGATGTTCAATCGTGAGGCCACGGGACTCCGCGAAGTCCAAGGCTTCCTGTGCCCAGCGGAAGCTGCGAAAGACAGTCGAGTGCACCAGAACGAGGGCGGTCGAGTACCCGCGAAAGTCCACGGGAGACGTGACATACTTCCACTCGTTCCGGCGGATCTTCCGCTGATCTGCGATGCCGACCGCGATGTTGGCGTTGCCGGCCAAGATGAAGGTTTTCATAGTCCGAAGAGGGAGGGGACGTGCACTTCGTTGTGACGAGTCGACTGTGCGGCGACATCAGCGGACTCGTTGAGGACGACACGGTTGTACAGCATGCGGGCGCGGAAGTCTTCTTCGAGTTCTTCCACGGTAAATCCGCGGGCAGCAATCTGCGCCGCCAGCGTCTCCTGCACGACAGGAGCCATGGTGCGGAAGTGGTTGTCGGCGTCCTTCCGCGCCCCGCTCAAGGCGCTGATCTGCACGATCTTGAGGCGCGTGTCGGTGAAGATCGCGCCGTTGGCGCCAAGGATGACCCAGGTCGCCGAGTCCACCGACCACCACGGCACGCGGTGCATCATGCGCCAGCCCGTGGCGGCGAGGCCGTGCGTCCGCCGCGGTGTGCCGTAGGCGGACAGGAGGCGGTGCGTCTCCTGCGACCACGTCATGCGATCGCCTTCTGGCAAGTCGTTCCGTGGCGACACGCAGATGAATTCTGCCATGTCGTACACCTGACGGAGGCGACGCTCGTCTTCGTTCTGGTGGAAAACAGGCAGGACCCGCGGCCCGAATTCCTTGACCAGAATGGCGTAGTTCTTATCGGAGATCTCAATGGCCTCGTCGAGCTCCGCAGGCGTGGCGGTGCGGCCCTTGGACCCAGGAATCTTGTCGAGGTTGATGAGCCAGATGTTGTCGGCCGCGGCGCCGAACTCCTTGATCAGGTCGGCGTAGACGCGCAAGAGGTCGTCCAGGTGGACTTCTTCCCCGCGGCTCCACGCCGTGAAGGCGCCGGAGTCGTACATGAACTCTACTGGGTCGCCCGCCGAGAGGCACTCCCGGCTGATGTCGTACGCCGACCGCTGATAAGCACCGTGGCAGGACAGGAGCCGGTACCGCTTCCGCCCGGCGAGGCGCGGATCGAGCTCCATGTCCTTGCCGCCGATGCCTGAGAAGAAGATGTTCACCTACCGTTACCTCGGCGCCACAGGCACGTCACCGCGCAGGAGGCGGCTCATGTGCTGCACCTGATATCGAGAGTCGGGCGTGAGGTACGGAGACGACCATACCGACAGCGGCCAGAACGGGATGCCGCCGCGAGGTGTGAAACGGCCCTGCACCGCGATCCACAACGGATCGACAACATCCCGAAGGTCACGTAGGATCTGCGCGACGCACTCTTCATGAAATCCGCGGTGTTGACGGTAGGCACCGAGGTACAGCTTGAGGCTCTTGGACTCGACGCAGTATTCCCGCGGCAGGTACTCGATGATGATGTTCGCGAAGTCCGGCTGTCCTGTCTTGGGGCACAGCGACGTGAATTCGGGCGCGGAGATCAGCACCAGAGACGTCATGCCCGAGCCTACGGCGAGTTGGGGGACGAGAAACGTCTCGAGAATCGTGGGGCGAGGCATAGCGTACTCATACGTCGTGTCGCTGCCCAGCGCCGTGAGTCCGGCGGAGGCTTCATGTACAGGAGCGGTCATGAGAGTGGGGGAAGAGGGTCCGGGGCGAGGTGCAGCGGCTCAGTACGGCGAGCCGGGTCCTTTGCCCATGCAACGACGGTGGGAATGTGGGTGATGACGCGGCAATGGTCTGCCCACGCCTGCAAGCGGTTGAGCCGACGGATGGTGTCGTCGATAGTGTCGTCTGTGATGCCGTTCACGGTGCACAAGGCGCCGCGCGTCTGGTCGACGACACGCATCAGCTGGTGACCGCGTCCGAAGAGCTTCGTGGTCACGCGGTTCGGGCGTGCCTCGATGTGACTCATCAACGGACGAATCAGCTCGAAGTCGCACGGCATCGGGTGCGTGCCGTGAATGCCGCACCGCCCGTCTTCGTGCCGGAGGTACCGGCAGTATCCCGTGTCGTTGCCTGCCTGGGCGTCTGTGAACACGGGGACGTCGCGCCCGTTGATCATGAATGTCCGCAGTTTGATCCGCCGCGGATTGTGCGGCATTGTCTCGTACGGCAGCCAGTCCATCGTGAACGACTTGCAACAGGCGCCGCACATAGCGGGGCAGGTGAAGCCGCGCAGAATGCCCGGCGACACGATACACGGCTGTGGCGTCACTGTCGTGGGCTCTTCTGTCTCGCCCCGCCACGCCGTGGGCGAGTATCGGAACGGCACCACGGCAAACAACGCCAGGTAGACTGTGACGATGCGGTTCACGCTGTCCCGCCGGGCGTCCATCATCCGAGCACCCGCGTCAAGGGAACACGGCCCGCAAGGTAGGCTCCCCAGACCGAGAGTTTCGGCTCGATACCGGCGTAGTTTGATGTCTCCGGCAGCTCGGGCCACAGACCTGCCAGATGCGCCCGCAGGACGAGCGGGTCGGGCCAGCCTGCCGCTTCGAACCCCGCAGCTCGCAGCACCGTGGCGTGGTCCTTGCCAGTGGGTGGATAGGCGCCGTCGTACGCCGTGTGGCTGTACGCCCACGCGCGCATGATCCGGATGCCGTGCTCGAGCTCCAGACGCGCCGCTTCGAGGATCATCTGCGCCTTGGTGAAGTGCAGCAACGGAGCGTCGACCTGGATGTAGTCCGCCTGATTGCCAAGCGACTCATCGATCAACCCCTCCATGCGGGCGATAAAGTCGTCCGTGCAGTCCGGATAATTGGTGCCGTCTTCCTGGCAGACACCGGTGTAGATCTGGCCAGCCCTCCGCGCCACGGCGCGGTTGGCAGCGATGGTGAGAAACAAGGTGTTCCGCATCGGCACAAACGTCAGCTCGACGCGGTCGCCGATGATCTCGCTCATCTCCTTCGCGTTGTCATACTGCTCGAGCGTCTGACGCATGTCGGTGAGCGGCGACGTGCTCTCCAGAATGGGTCCGAGCGTCACGACCTCGTGCCCGTCAAGGTCAAGCAAGTCTGCGACGTTCCGTGCTGCCTCAATCTCGCGGTCGTGCCGCTGATTGTAGTTGAACGTGACGGCATAGACCTTCTCGTGCTTCAAACTGGCGAGCGCGGCGCAAAAGGTCGAGTCCTGCCCGCCGCTCAATACCACGAGGGCAGGCGAGGAGCTCCGAAGCGGCGGGATACGAAACGGATGTGTCACAGGGCTTCCTCAGTGGGCGCGTCGAAGAACGACAGCTCTTGGGCTGCCGGCTTCTTTTGGCCCCGCTGCGGGGCCGCGGCGATCTCGCGATCCTTGACGACGGTGACGCTCATGCCTGACACCGTGTCCGCCCGCATCGCGGACCGCGTGTCTTCGGCGTCTTCCCAAGCCGCCTTGAGCTCGGCGGGATGTTTGTCGACGATCTCCTTGTTCTTGACGTACCAATCGCGCGTGATGGCGTTGTCGTCCAAGAAATAGTGGAATCGATACTTCGACGTCACCACCCGATCGTACATGCAAATGAACGGCGCCACCACGTCCAGCCCCAGCGAGGCCCGGTAGTCGGACGGCACGTTCGCGACCAGCGACAGTTGATACAGGAGGATGGACTTGGCGCTCGCGGTACGGTGGCGCAACGTGCCCGCCAACGACAAGCCCATCGTCGGCAGGGCGACTTGCTGGGCCGCGTTGTCGCCGACAATCGTGTCCTCGAACAGGCGACGGCCCTCCAGGATGCCCTGCAACGTCAGGCCGAAATAGAGCGCCGTGCTGATGCGACGGCGGCGGTACTCGGGCAGGACGCCCACGCTGCCGTACTTCAGGAGATGTACCTGCGGGCGGCCACCGACCATAATCGCACCGACCGGTGTCGTACCGTCCCATGCCGCGAGCAGCCCAGGGCGATTGCCGAAGGCGGCGTTCTTGACCGTGTCGGTCATGGTAAAGCCGCCCAACCCCGCGATGACGTCCTTGTGGTTGAACACCGATTGCACGGCTTCAACCTCGCTGCGCAGGATCGGGCGGATGACGATGTCGGTACTCATGCCTCGGTCTCCGGCTGGTTCAGGTCGCGGTACGTCGCCCAGCAATTCGGGGTCTCGTACACGGTGACCGCTTTGAGGTCGATGTTGATGTCGCTCAGTGTCGGGCGGAGCATGCGGTACCACACCGACGCGAGGTTTTCCGCCGTCGGCACCTCGGGCAGCACGACGACGGTCCCGATGTTGTGGAAGTGAAACCGACGGCCGCCAACGGCCTGCAACGACGGAATCGTCGGTGTGATTTGACGAATGTGCGCAGACGAGACACCGTCCAAGAACGGATCGTCGACGCCGAGGCACATGGTGTGGTCGAAACACCCGTCGATGACGTCGTGCATGATGGACTTCATCTTGCCAAAATCCATCACCATGCCCTCTTCGGACGTGCCGCCGCCGTGCACGACACCGCTCACTTCCACTTCGATGACGTACCGATGACCGTGGAGATTCGCACACTTGCCCGCATGCCGTGGCACGCGGTGGCCCATGTCGATCTCCATCTTGCGCGTGATGACGGTGCTCACTGCACGATCCTCGGCGGATCGATGATGCCGTCCATCGACGCGCGGATCGTGATGGCGCGGAAGATCTGCACCTTGTGGGCGTCCAGGATCCGCAGGATGTCGCGATAAGACGGGCGGACGATGATCATGCCGCCGCCCCGCAAGACCAAGCCCGTGCCCATGCCGTTGGGCGAGGGCGGGCGAGACAGCACCATCGACACGTCGGCGAGCTCGATCAGCACGGGATCGCCGTCCGGCTCTCCTTCGAACTCCACCATGATCTTCGGTGTCACTGCGGCCGGAATGTGCACCTGCGTCTCCGGCGCGTCGGTTCCTTCAGCCATGCGAGCGTTCTCCATCGCGACAAAGCGCGAGAAATTCAGCCCGCGCCGCCGGCTCTTCGAGCAAGGCGCCACGCATGGCTGAGGTGGTAGTGACGGACCCGTGGATCATGACACCACGGTGCGACATGCACCCGTGCGCCGCGCGCACAAGGACGCCGACGCCGACCGGCTGCAGGTGCTCGACCAAGGCGTCCGCGATCTGCTGCGTCGCTCGCTCTTGCACCTGCAGACGGCGGGCGAAGATGTTCGTCAGTCGAGCGAGCTTCGACAGTCCGACAATCTTGCCCGAGGGGATGTAGCCGACGTGGGCGATGCCTGTCACGGGCGCGAGGTGATGCTCGCAAATGGACAGGAAGGGGATGTTGTGCACGATAACGAGCTCATTCGTGCCCTCCGCCCCGTCGGCAAACGTCTTGAGAATCTTGTCCGGCGTCAGCGCCATGCCCGCCGTGTAGGCCTCCATGGCAGCGACGAAGCGTGACGGCGTCTCACGGAGGCCTTCCCGCTCCGGATCCTCGCCCAGGTACCGCAGCAAGGTCTCGACGGCGGTGCAGGCGTCCGCCCGCGTGGGCTGCATGATACGCCCGGGCGGCGAGGCGTCAGGAGGCAATACCCGAGAGGTACTCATCAGTCTCGTGATAGAAGGGACCGTCCGGTTGAGAGACTCGAACGCGGACAGGAGCTCAGGGGACGGCCGCACAGCGGCGGTCCGAGGGGGCTTGGGTTGGGGAGACATAGCAGAGTCGTTGATGAGCGAGGACGTCGTTGGGGAGCGCACAGTATTACACGGGCTCGGCAATCACGCAAGCCGAAGTTTCGGGAGGCGGCGGGTCGCGTCGAGGCGTCGCGAAGACCGCCGACTCCAGCAACTCGCGACAGATCCGCCGTTGGATGTCAGGGTCCGACAAGTCAGCTGTCTCAAATACGGTCAGCCGCTCGCATCGTGCCCACGCGCGAATGAGGTCTGCATGCTTCAGAATATCGCTCATCTCGCTCACGAGCGCGCGGCTCGTCGCGGTATCGCGCGTCGACGCTGTATTGATATGCTTGAGCAGCTGATGCGCTTTGACCGCGGACGTCAGCGCAAGGACGGACGAGGTGTCAGGCGGCGTGACAGACAGGAGCAAGACAGTCGGCATCAGGAATACCGACTGGGGTCGTAGCCGTCCCAATCCGGCATCGGCACTTTCTGACCAGCCAGCGCATGCGCGCAATCGGCCAGGAAGTCGATGATACCGTCGTTGACGAAGCAATGGCACCGCGCGGCAGGGTCGGTCAGGCTCTTCCGCACCAAGACTGAGGGCGAAAAGGTCGGAGCCTCATCGCTCTTGTTCCACATCCAGGCGTTGGGCCCGTTGACCGTGATTTGATGAGGCTCCCGGCAGCCGGGACACCACCACAAGACGTGGTCGATACCGTTCTTCTCGTCGCGGGCATGACTTAGCTTGGTCATCTACGGATTCGGAAGAGAGGAGAGTTGGAGAAACCGCGATATGAACGCCCGGGCCGCTTCAGCAGACGACATCGGAACAATCGGGTCCGGCAACGGAGCGATACCGGCCAGCCTTGCCCATTCGTCGTCGTGCGGAGCCATGAGATCCCGTTGCTCCGTCGCCAGCGCCACCAAGTCAGCCGTCTTGACCTCTGCCGGCATCGGAAGCGAGACGCCAAAGCGGCGGAAGACTGCCGACTCGACCCGCTTCTCGACAAGGCGGTAATCGGGAAGAAGCTGTTTGAGAGGCGCCGTGACGTCTCCGACATACGCCTCAGGCGCGTCGTGCAGAAGACCCGCCAAGGCAAATTCCGGGGGAACGATGTGCGAGACCAGGACGCTGTGCTGCGCTACGCTGTAAAAGACGCGCGTATGCCCGGCGAAACGGCAGGTGTATGCCAGCGCCCAGGCGACGTCTTGAAGGGTGACGGTAGACGGGTCAGGGTTCTCGAAATTGAAATACAGCCCTGAGCGAAGAAGTATCTCAGGCGTCATCACGCGGACCCTCCTTGGGCGGGTGTTCGAGTCCCTCCATTTGAGACCGGACGACCGGGTTGTGGCTGAACAACGCGAGGAGCTCGGCGTCGGACGCCGGCTTCATCGACCCGACCCACCACTCGCTGTGATGGCGGGCGGACGTCGGCAGCCCTCGCGCCTCCAGCTCTTCGTCCGTCGCATCCTGCGTGTCGCGATGGACAATACCGTCAAACACCAAGAAGACACCAGGCTCCGCATGTTCGTAGAAATGCTCAGGCAACGTGTCCTCGTACCAGACGTTGATAAGCCCCGTCGCCTCGTTGCGGGTGTAGGCGCGACACTCGGACGTCTGGTCGTCAAAGAGGTAAAGGGTCACCGCGCCCCTCCTTCAAGCCGCTCGACGCCTGGCGTGTCCCAGTCGATCGACTCCAGCGGGCCGAACCACGAGAATCCGCTCGGCAGTCCGCTCAGCCACCCGTCCTTCAGCGGGATCCACCACAGGTCGTTGCCCCACGCACGGATGCACAGCGACCCGTCGGCACGGCGTACGGCGTACCACCCAGACTCTTCGGGCTCGGTAGACTCGCCCTGCCAGGTCGGCTGATCCGGCGCGTGCTCTGACCCGCCCCCGCGTGCAGCGGTGAGGGCGGCACGAAGTACACGACGTGCCTTGTCTTGCATATCGGAGTTGCCGCCAGCCACCCACGGATGACGCGCACCTTCAGCGTCGAATGAGCGCATCGCGTCGTACACATGTGGTGCAGCCCGCTCCACCTGTTCCTCCGTCACGCGCTCCAACTCCGCCACGCGATCCAGTGCGACCTGACGGGACTCGCCCAAGTCTTTCAGCATGTCGTGCTGAACCAGCACGTCTTTTTCCAACTCCGCCACGCGGGCGCGGAGGGTGCGCGCCTTGCACCACTCGCGATACAGCTTCACGCGGAGATCGTAAGCGTCGTAGTCGCCACCCATCGCAGCGGCAACGTCTTTACCAGGAGCCATCACGCGCGTGTCGTTGAAGAACGCTCCCGCCAACGTCTCGAAATCTTCTGGCTCCGTCGCGCTGACGGGGGCGGGCTGCTCTGTGTCCGCTATACCACACTCTGGGCACACAGAACGCGAGACACTACTCATGCCTACCGCATCCGGATCTCCGATCACGGTGTTGACCGGCATCTCACGGCGGAGGTAGGCTCGGAGTTCGTCGGGGGCGCGAACAGGAAGATGATCCCAGTCACCGCCCAAGATGCTCGGGCTTTCGGGCGCGTCTTTGGACGTCGCCTGGGTGACCCATTCCTGGCCGAGATTGACCGCCGTCCGCCGATACATCGACTCGCCGATCTTCGTGATCATGTCGACGATCGTCTGCGTGAAACGGTCGGGATTGCGCTCGCCCATGTTGAAGTCGTCCACTACTTTCCGAAAGCGGGCGATGGCGGCGTTCGCTTCGTCTTTTCGACGGAGGATGTCGAGCGCCCTCGCGCCTTCCATCTCGAGCTCCGCTTTCATGGCGTTGGAGAGGTTGGCCGGCATCACACCACCACCTCGTGCATCAGGTTGCGGTAGACGTCGCGCTTCATCAGCCCGGTCCCGCCCTCAACCTCGCTGCGAATACGGTCGATGCTGACCACGTGGTAGTGATCGAGATACTCGGTGACGGCGTTGTACGCGGCCCACGCCGTGGGATTGCCGTCCTGTCCCTTCCCTTTGTAGAACAGATCCGTGAGCTTCGCGCGACGGCGCTCCATCTGCGCGAGTCGGCTCTCGTACTGCCGCGACGCAGGGTTCTGCGGCAACGGCGCCACCACGTCCAGCACCAGCGAGGCGAAGAGCTCTTCGTCGAGCATCGCGCCCTTCAGCGCCCGAAACTGGGCCGCGACGCGGACGTGCGACTCCACGATGTCCTTCCACAGCGTGCGGGCCGCTTCGACGAGCTGCGAATTCGCCCGCGCGCCGTGCATGATCTTCACACCAGAGTCTTCACTCCCGGCGCGCACCGTGATGAGGTGAAAGCTGTTTTCACAGGCAATGCGGATCGGCGTCATCGACAACGTCGCCTTCCGAACGCCGATGTTGTTGTTGGTGAAGACCCCCATGCTGCGCACCAGGTCTCCGCGGGACGAGAACCCGAAGATGTCTTCCACGCGCGGGTCGTTGATGATGAAGCGGATCGACACGTAGACGTCCTGACCGCCGCGGAACATGCCGGCGCTGACGTACTCAGCCAAGCCTTCCTGCACCAGCGGATCCATGATCTGGAACGCCGTCCGGTTGTGGACGGGGGTGTAGCGGCTGCGCACCAGCCCGAGGACTTCCTGCGTGTCAGAGCGGATGGTGGCGAAATGCTTCGGGATTTCCGCATACGCGGACTCGCCCGAGGGCGTCGTCTGCACGACGGCGATTGGGCGCACCTGCGTCTCCCAGTCCAGCCCGCTGATGCGGAGCGCGGTCTGGACAGACGGGACACCGTCCAACGGATTGGTCGCGTTGCGGTGCCAGATGTTGTATCGCTTGGGGGATGTCATAACGGGGCCCTCGTTGAGATGGAAAAGCACGTCGTTGAACTGACGAATCTATCGACTGCGAAAAGATTCGTCAAGGATCAAATCGTCCACTCCCAGTGGTTCGGCGTTGTCGGGCGCACGAGCGTCAGCGTCTTCCGTGCCCGTGTGCTGGCGACATACTGCACCCGAAGCTCGTCGCCGCGGTCGGCGTTCTCCCAGACCCGTTTGGGCACGTCCGACAGCACCGCGACGTGATCAGCTTCGAGCCCTTTGGAGCGATGGACCGTGAGGATCCGCACGCGGCCGGGCAGCGTCAAGCTCTCGCCGTTCCGCCTCAGACCGCGAATGTACGCCGTGTCTTCGGGGTCCATGAGCGTCAGCACCTCCCACCACGCCTTGGCGTGTCGGTCTGCGGATGGGCCCATCACGTGATCCCATACGCAGGTTTCGGGCAGCGATTTCACGTCTGCCGTGGCACGGAGCTCGGGCGGCAAGGCCTGGTAGAGGTACTTCACTTCGCCGCGCTCCACGCCCTTGCCGCGCCGGAGAGCGTCGTAGGCGCCGGCCGCGCGCACCGCGGGCAGCTTCCACGACCAGTCACCGTGTTCCAAGGTGTAGACGACGCCTTGCTGTTTGGCGAGCCGTCGCCACTGAGCGAGTTGGTAGTTGGTACGGGCCAACAGCAACCACTCACCGCTCCGCAGGTCGACGGCGTCGATGTCCGTCACCGTCTTCACGTCTCCCGTCTCTCCGTTGGACGTAAAGATCTTCGGGTGGCGGCCGTGGATCGGTCGCACCACCGCGTCCGCCAGATGCTTGATGCGTGACGGCAGTCGGTAACTGTGCGGCAGCACGGTGCGGTCGGCCTTGAGCGTCAGCAACGGGCGCGGGTCGCTGCCGCTCCATCCGTAGATCGCTTGATCGTCGTCGCCGGCAATGACCACGCGCGCGCCCTTGGGCGTGACACGGCGCACGAGGCTCCACTGGGCCGCTGACGTATCCTGTGCCTCGTCCAAGAAGACCCAGTCCACGGGCAGCTCGCCCTCCGCGCGTCGGACCATATCCGGGTAATCCCAGAGCCCGTTGGCATACTTGAACGCCTCGTAGGCGTCGATGAGCTTGTCGACAAATCCGAACGTCAGGTCGCGGTATTGCGCCCGTCGCCATTCGTCTTCCAGCCCAGTGCCGCGGGCACGCGCCTGCGCCCAGATCTCCAGCGCCAGATCCGCAGGGTAGCCTCGCCCCGGAGATGACGGCGGCGTGTCCCACGCGCCCGTGTGCGCGTCGACCTCTTTGAACGGCTCACTGATAATCGTGCCGAATTCCTTCAGGTGCTCCACCTGCAGGACATCCAGGCGCGACAGCTCGCACAGCTTGAACCCCAGCGAGTGAATTGTGCGGAACCACGGCAAGGCGTCTCGCGGATACGACACGCGGCTCATCGCCTCGCCCACGGCGGCTCGGGAGAACGACAGGTAGGCAATGCGCTCTGGCGAGATGCGCTTCTGCTCCACCAGGTCGCCCAGCCGGTTGAGTAACTCCGTTGTCTTGCCCGTTCCGGGCGGGCCGAACAATATCTCCACCGACTGGGCCATCTACCTAGAACTCCTCATGTACCGCTCCCGCTTCGGGCTGTTCTCCGCTCTGCTCCTCTCGTCCAGCGAACGCGGGGATGCTCCACACATTGACCCCGCGCTTGTTGATGTTCCAAAAGGACTTCTGGCCTCCGTGCTCGGACAACAGGTTCCACACCCACGTTTCGGACTTGAACTTCACCCGCTTCGCTTCCAGATAGGCGAACAGATCTTTGGACCGGAAATAGGTCCGCCCGCCTTCGAACCAGGTTTTCCCCTGCCATACGTCTTCTCGGCTCAGCCCGTTGACCTGTTGCGTGCAGAACGCCTCAATCTGCTCCCACACCTGCCCCGTGGGCGTGGCGTCGTCGGGCAGCTGAATGACATCCGCCCGCGAGATGAGCTCGTTGAGATATGCCTTCCACTTCTGCGGCGTCACCGAGAGGATCGGAATGACGTTGGCCTGAGACATGCACGCGATATTGAAACGGTCGACGTGGTACATGTCGGCCGTGGTCAACAGGATCCTCTGCCCGGCGATCTGCACGATCCAGAAGCTGTCATCGCCGAACTTGGACTGGTACCGCGTGAGGTTCTCGATCGTGACCTGCGACTCCGCCGTCCGCCCGATGCCGTGAGTGCGCGTGAGGCAGACGGAGCGATTACAGAAGGCGTTGATGGGCGGTTGTTTGCATTGGTACGAGTAGCCCTTGCCGTCCTGTGCCTCGCTCTTCTTCCGCAGCGACTTGGTGATCTGCACCAGTTCGTCGGGTTTGATCTGCGCCATGACGTCATTGTATCGCGTCATGTCGTGTTCCCACGTGTCGGGTCGGGCTTTGAGCAGATAGACGCCGACGTCAAACATGCCGTTCTTCTTCGAACCTTCTGCAAAGCCTCCCCGCGCTTCCAGCATCTGGAGGCACGGCGGGCCGTCAGCGAACAACGCACTCGCCGCCCCGACTTCATACGCCTTGAGCTGCTCTGCCGTCAGCGCCCGAGCATCCGCGACGTCGAGGAATTCTTCCAGCGACAGCTGATTGCCGTCGTCGTCGAAGGCATACCGCGTCGTCTCGTCTGCATGGTAGTACGGCAGATTGATCCACGAGCCGATGTCGGCCTCGTTGTACCGCGTGGTCTGCTTTGGAAATATCTCGGTCGTTACCGCGAACCCGAGCAGGGCACACCATTCGGTGAGCCGTTGCTTCATCAAGGCCGCGGACACAGGCTCCTTGGTAAAGCAATAGAAATGTCCGCCTCCGGACTTGGAGCGGCACAGAACCAGCGGGAGGTTCCGGGCCGCAATCTCCTTGGCGGCGTTGATGTGGTGGAGAGAGCGGTCGTCATAGTCGATAGCTCCAAAGCGAAGGGTCTCGTCTTCGCAGAGCATCACCACGCCGAGCCCAGCGCCGTCGCCTTCCAGGTGCTTCTGGTAAGTGGCGGCGCTGGGCGCGCCCGACACCGTCCAAGACCGTGCCTGCATCTTGCCGGTGTCGTTCTGGTCGCGGACTACGGACTGGCCGAACGCCTTCGCGTACCCGGAAAACCGGTCACGAAAGCGTTCGACCAGTGACGGATCGATCGGCGCCATCAGAAGGCGCGATCTTCTCCGAAGGACCCGTCCGACTCGGGCAGGTCAGGCAGCGGACCGTCGTCGGTCGCTTTCTCTGTGGTGTCGAGCGCATCCACCGCCGCCTTCACAACCCCGGACTGCACGTTGCGGTAGAGCTCCTTCGCCCGCTCGTACAGATCCGGGCCGTCGGGCAGCTGGTGCGTGAACTTGCCGGACTTGATGCTGACGCCGTACCAGCTGCCGGCGTCGTTCTGCTCCGGCACCGTGGTAACGTGGTACGACAGGAAAAACGACGGCGGCGTGAAGTAGCCCTTCGGGCCCTTGAGCTGGAAGCTGCGCATCATCGCGTTCCACTTACGGCCCTTCTTCATTTGCGAGCCGCTCAAGATGAACGCAGCGGGCTCATAGGACCCCGTTTCTGCGTCCACGACGAACACATAGTACAGCATGCCGACGGCGAGTTCGTTGCCGTTGCGCAGGACGAAGGTGTTGCGCTCTTCATCCCACGACGCCTCGCGGTCGACGTCGAACACGGGCCCGTGATCGGCCACGAAGCCGCCGCGCTTGGGCTTCCACTCGGTGTGCGACTTTTCATAGTGCACGGGAATGAGCACCACGCCCTCTGCGCCCGGAATCACACGGGACGAGCCCGTGAGGAAGAAATCGCCCTGCTCGGCACCGGCGATATACTCCGGCTTCTGCTTCTGAAGCTGCGGAGATAGTTGCTGGAGCACGCGAAGGAACGGCGTCGCGAGATCGCTCTTCTCGAACGACTGCCCAAACTCGCTAGCGTCGCCGACAAGGGCGGCAATGTCGACGCCGTCGGGCAGCACCGCGGCGGGCGCTTTGGTGGTCGTTGCGACGTCGGTTTTGGTTGATGCTTTGGATTCAGCCACGGAACAGATCCTGGAAGGTGTTGGAAGTGGGAGACTACGCGAGGGCGTTCTTGGGCGCTTTGGACGTCTTGATCTTCGCCTTGCGGCCGATGTAGACGCCAAGCTCGTCCAGCGGAAGCGACATGTCAGGCGACTCACGGCGGAGCTCGGCGATGAGCGCCTTGAAGGACGTCGTGTTGACCGCCTCTAAGACTTCCACCGGTCGGCCCAGCGCGGTACTCATCTCGGCCGCGATCCGCTGCGCCTCCGCGAGCTCGCCCTTGCTGAAGACCATGTGCAGCTCAGGCTTCACGAGCTCGTCGTTCTCCGTGTCCTTGAGCCACTGCACCACGAACGGGCGCTTGGCCTCTGTGATGGACGCGGACATGAAGGACTCGATCGTTACCACGAGTCCGTCGGGCGTGGAGACGGACGACACACCGGCCGTGTCCATGAGTTCAGGCAGCCGCACCTCCTCAAGGATGCGGAGCGCCTCCTTCTTCGTCTTGAGGTCCTTTTCGGCCTCAGCGACGGCAACCTGTGCCTCGTGCATCGCGCGGGCGGCTTGCTGGACCGCTTGCAAGCTGACCACGGGGGCTGCGGCAGCAATCTCCTCAGCGTCGTTGGCGAGCATGGCGGCCAAGACCGGGTCGACGCCGCCGTCCATCTCGTCGTTGTTACTGCTCATCTGTGTCCTCTTCGTTGGGGTCACCTGCTTCGTCTTCGAGCAGCTCAATCTGTCCGAAGTCGAGACGGACGGGGCGGTAGTATCCGCCCTCGTTGACGCGCCGTCCCTCCGCGTCGATACCGCGTTGGAAGCTCAGCCACTGGAATTGCTCGATCCCCATCTGTCCGAGCACCAATCCAATGACCAGCGCGGCCAACGTCGCACCCCCGGCGGCGACCAAATAGTCGACCTCGGGGTCAAAATCGTGCAGCTTATCCTCGATGGCTGTCGCCGTGCGGGCGGGGTAGCGCATCGGATTCATGTCGCCGGTCACGATCACCGTCACATCGCCGAATTCGCCCAGCGGGCGAAGATCCGGAAGCTCTCCGCGTCGAGAGACAGACGGCTGTGCCAGCAGAAAGACACGGGGACGACGAAGGGAGGTCATGAGGGCCGGAAAAGGGGAAGGCGCGAGAGGTGTGGAGGAGATGATGCCGTCGTTGGATGGTGCGGTCGAGTAGGCTCCGTTGGATGCGCAGTATGCCGCGGCCTCGTGTATTTCGCAAGGACGGGTTCGCCGCTCGGTCTCGCACGGATCTTGCTTCGTGCGCGCGCGCACGGTAGGAGTTATTGAGCTATTGGCTATTGGCGGAATCTTTTGGCTTACGGTGTTCATACGGGGCCTCGAAGATTACCGAAACTCACATGCGCGCGTGACTTTCCGTTTTCGAGTTTCAGTTTCGTTTGAATGAACCGATTCGCCTTAAACCGACGTTCTACGGTCTCATCGATACCCGTACAGATGCCGTAACCGGAAAAGATTCCGCCAATAGCCAATAGCTCAATAATCCCTACCGTGCGCGCGCGTGCGGGCGCGCGCGAAGCAAGACCCGTGCTAGATCTCATCAGATTCCACCATCGACCGCAAATCGGTGTAGTCCATCGCCGATTGGCTGATGCTCCGCTTTTCAACCGTCACGCGGTGCAGGATCCTCGTGTCCATGGATCCTTTCACCTCGAGGTCGTACCACGTCACCGCCTGCGTCTGCCCGCTGCGCCAGTTTCGTCCTTCCGTCTGCTCGCGTTCGATGTAGTCCCACGTATGCGAGTAATAGACGCTCACGGGCGCTTCGATCAGCGTCAGGCCCGCGCCGCCGGTGGCGCCGGTAGCGTTGAACACTTGAATATTGGGGTCTGTGCGGAAATCGCGATAAGCTGCTTCTCTCGCGTCCGACCCCGTGTTGCCGTAGTATTCCACTCCTTTGATCTTCTGTGCGGCGAGCCGCGCGGATATGCGCGAGACGTCCGCTTGGAAGCGGCTCCACACGAGCACCTTGCACCCGCTGTTCTCGATCAGCTCGAAGAGCGTATCCATCCGCGGGTTTTCGTCGAAGACGTGCATCGTGCCGTCTGCCGCGGGCACGAAGCCGCTCAGGATCTGCTGCATGCGTAGGAACCGCGTCATCGACTGCTCAGCGATGACAGACGCATCCATCTCGCTCCGCGGCGCCTCGTGCGGCAGCACGGTGAGGAAGTCCTGTTTCATCTCGCGGTAGGCCTTCTTCTGATCCGGCCCGAGCTCCACGGGGATGCGAATAGGCGGAATGCGCTTGGGGATGTCGAGACACTTCTCCTTGTCCGCGCGGAAGACGTACGGCGCGATCTTGGCCTTCAGCTGCTCGAGGTTCCGGTAGCCCACCACGGTGGAGAACGTGGAGAATGTGCGCTCGATGCAGTATTCCGCGCGGAACGCCGTGAAGGACCGCACACCGATGATCTTCGGGTCCAGGAACCTGAACTGAGCATACAGGTCCTGCCATCCGTTGCCCGCCGGCGTCGCCGTAGCGAGCCGGCGGTAGGCGACCTTTTCGCCGAGCTTCCACGCGGCCTTGGTACGAATGGATGAGGGCGTCTTGATCTTGTGGCTCTCGTCGATCGCCAACAGGCATCGCCCTTTGCAGGCGTCGGCGACGGCGGCGGCGAACCGCTGCCCGCGTGCGGAGCTCAACGATTCCACGTTCATCGTCACGACGTGCAGGATCCGCGGTGTGCCTTTGCGAATGCCGTTGAGCAGCGACGCAATCGCCTTGTCCGTGCGCCCGGCACTGTATGTGAAGACCTGATGCGGGATGAAGCGGTCCTCAGGCAGGTGCTTTCCCGCTTCGTCACTCCAGACGACGTGCAGCCCGTTGGGCGCAATGACGAACAGCACGTCGATCTCCCCGCGTTGCCACAGCATGCCGGCATTAGCGAGGATGACGAACGTCTTGCCCGTGCCTGTGTCCATGAAGAGCGCCGCCTCCTTGGCGGCCGCGGTCTGACGGAGACCCGCCCGCTGATGATCGTACGGCGCGGTCTTGAACGGGTACGCCTCGTCCCAGTGGTTGGCGAGGCCCGTCATTTCTCCTCCCACGGCTTCTTGGGCTCTTCGCTGCTCGCCCGTGCGATCTGACGGGAAGAGATGTACGACGAAGTGAGCGTGGCGGCATGGTACGCCTGCACGCCCTTGTCGGTCAGACCGCGAAAGTAGATCGCCGCGACTTCCGCGTCTTCCATGACCTGCTCGGTATTGATCACTCCTTCGCCTCCTTGGCGGCTTTCTTCGCCGGGCGCGGCGGAAACTCCGCGGACTCTTTCTTCCGACAGCGGGGAATGTCCATCGCGTCTTTTAGTTTGGCGCGCGATCGCACGAGGTCATCCTCGTCTCGCTTCACTTCAGCCTTGCGGCTACGAATGATGGCGGCCCGTGCTTCGTTGAAGAGCAGAAAGTAGTCGCCATACGACACGCGAGACCACCGGTCCGGCCCGCCGACCGGCCGCGAATACGCCACACACTCGCCTTGCCGTCGATACCACTTGGTGTTGCTCCGCTTCTTGAACCGCAGCTCGACCTCCCGCGGTTTTGCTGAGTGCCAGTGGGCGAACCAGGCGCGGATCGGGAATGGGCGGTCCATGTCCAAAGCGACGGGATATCCTCCCCGGATGATGCGGGACACGTACACTGGGGCCTTGGGGGCTTTCTTCTTTTTCGGGCTCATCGACGGCGGTCTCCTTGATCCTTTTGAGTGGTGCCGAGCACGTAGTCGGGACGGCGCGCGGCTTGGGGGCAGACAGCAAGGATCATCCAGCCGTCGTCCAGGAAGGCCTGAAGGTCGTCCGTGCAAGCGTTCTCCAAGACCCGCACAGAGCGAACGGAGAACAGCCCGATGTCAGGCACGATGACACTGACGTGGTTGTTGAACTGCGACGCCGCCGGCTTCGCGCCCGCGGTCGCCAGCTGCATGGCCCACTGGAAGACGTCGCGTCCCGTGAGCGAGTCCACGCCCTTGACGGAGAAATCGATGTCGGGCACAGCCTCGTAGAGCGCCTGCAAGTCTACGCCTTCGTACGTCTCCCAGTAGTTGGTCATTCGCCCGACTTCTGCGTCTTTGATATTCTCGCCAGGTTGGTTGAACTTGAGCTCGGGGATGACGCGGAGGAGCTGTTCCTGTTCGAGGGCGGTGTAGACGCGCCCGCTGTACCCGAACGACCCGCGGAAGCGGAGGGGCGGGGTGCTCATCCGGGGATCTCCACGACTTCGCACAGAGGCAGCAATCGCCCGGCAATCTCGCTGGCGTCGTTGTTGTCCACGACCAGCTCACCCGCGTACCCGCCGCGGTTGAACACTTTGATCGTGGTGTGACCCCCGCGCGTGACGAGTCTCAAACTCGTGATCACGTGGGCGGTCGTGATGTGCCCGGGCAGGTTATGCCCAGGCACATACCGCTCTTCGTTGAACTTCGGCATCAGTTCGTCTCCTCCTCATCCTTCGTTGGCGCCGCGACTTCAACGAGCACCGACTTGGCGCGCGTTGCCGCGACGTACATCAGGTTCCGCTCCTGCTCCTGCTGCCACAGCTGACGGGCGAACGGGCTTGGCTGAAAGCGGTTCGCGCCGTACCAGTACACCGTGTTCCATTCCCGGCCCTTCGACTTGTGGATGGTGCTCAGGACCACCGCCCGCGCCGTCGTGCCCGCGGGCGTGTCGCCGAACAGCTGACTGATCTCCCGCTGCAGGTCAGCCACTGTGGCTTCTGCCGGAAGCACCTCGTTGATGATGAAGAGCAGCGTCTCGATCTTGTCCGTGAGCGCCTGCGCCTGCATCTCCTCACCCTTCGCGAGCATCTTCTGCGTCTGCGTCACGAGGAAGCCGTGCAGCTTGTCCGCGAGGGCGTCGACGGACTTCACCTTCCACTTGCCGATGAGCGCGAGCAGCCCGCGGCCGATGTCGCGGCCCTCGACGTAGCAACTGATCCGACGGCGGATCAGCGAATACGCCAACTTGATGAGCGGCTTGGTGTTGCGGCACAGGATCGCGTCGCCCGCCTTGGGCGTGAGCTTGTTGAACTCCGCCGTCGTCATCATGCCTGTCGAGCCGTCGACCGCAGTCTCTGCCGCTTGGATGTGGTCGACGTACCGCTGGGCGACCGTCACCACGTTCTTGGCGCAGCGGTACGACACGGTGAGCGGGTAACGCTGCGTGGAGAACTCGCGGTCGATGAGGTCGAGAGCGTCGCTGTCTGCGCCTGTGAAGCCGTAGATGGCTTGGTACGGGTCGCCCACGGCGATGAGGCGGCCGCCCGGCTTGAGCATCTTCTTCGCGAGCGCCCGGCGCGCCGGGTTCGTGTCCTGCGCCTCGTCGATGAGGACCCAATCGTACTGCGTCACGCGGGCGTTGCCGACGAGCGGGGCGTAGATCATGTCGTCGAAGTCGATGATCGTGGCGTTCTGCGCGATGCTGATCTCCAGGACTCGCTGCGACTCGTGCACGAGCTCTCCGATCGTGAACGTCACTTCCGCCGTGTCTTCGGGCAGCTTCTCCTCGAGGTCGTGGTGGCTGACGAGATCGTACCACGCGCCCTCGTCGCTGATCGGCTTGAGGAAGCCGATCCCGTTCTGCTTCGCCAACGACACAAGCTCGCTGACCACGGGGACGAACCGTTCGTCCATTTTGCGCGCGGCGCAGATGTTGGCGACCTTCTTCTCGTCCACGGGCCCGAGCTTGGGTGCAACGCGACGCCAGGCCGAAAAACCCAGGCTG